GCTGAGATTGTGGGGAGTTGGATGGTTATCTGTGGACTAGGCACTCGTCTGGGTGCCTTAGCAATCTTAGGTACAATATCATTTGCAATTTATCATGCTCTAGTTACATCTGGATTTAACATCTACTTGTTAGAACTCTTAGTTCTTTACTGGGGAGGTGCAGCATGTATCGTTCTCAGTGGTCCAGGTAATTTCTCAATAGACCATCTCATAAAACGGAAACTCACAAATGATTAAATCACTATTCAGTTTTATATTTGCTGCGGTGATGTGGGTGCAAGTCCCACAGTGGAGTGATGATTGGTCTAAGTGTGCAGTAGATGTACCAGACACAGCATGTCATTGGTACATCGTTGCACCCGATAGCACTATGGGTGTTGGATTTAGTTGGGAGAATGCTCCCTGGTTTAGTGCTGAAGGTCTCCTAGACATTGGAGAACTTCATAACACAGTTCAATCATTACAGGAAGCATGAATAACTTTGAAGTCTTCCTTTATTTTGTATGCTTCTTTGCCATTGGTGGTGCTGCGTTTGCAATGATGTGGAGTAACATTCAATCTATTAACATAGAGATGAGGAATCCTCCTCCTAAACCAAAGCACCCTGAGGCACCACAGGAAGGTGAAGAAGTCATGTATGTTGATTTCAACAGAGAAAGACTTGAAGACCTTTACAAACAAACTGAAGAATGATACATAGTGATAGTTGCATCTGCTTCTAAATGAAATTTTTTATTGCTCTACTTGTTATACTGTTTTTCTCTTCTCCCGTCTGGGCAGTTGATGTTACAATGGGTGCTAATGGTAACTTAGCATTTGAACCAAATGAGATTTCAATCTCTGCTGGTGATACAGTTCACTTTATTAATAAATCACTGCCTCCTCACAATATTATTGTAGAAGGTCGTGCAGATCTCTCCAGAGAAGCATTGTTATTTGCACCTGGAGAATCACAAGACGTTGTATTTGCTGACGTAGGAGATTACAACTTCTTTTGCGGTCCCCATCAGGGCGCAGGTATGACTGGTACTATTCACGTTTCTTGAATTCTAAAATGGCTAGCTACAATATCACTTTACAGACTACTGAAGGCGAACAGAAAATTACTTGTGAGGATGATCAATACATCCTTGATGCTGCTGAAGAAGCAGGTGTCGATATGAATTATTCATGTCGTGCTGGTGCTTGTTCATCATGTGCAGGTAAAATTGAAAGTGGAACAGTTGATCAGAGTGATCAGTCTTTCCTGGATGACGATCAAATTGAAGCAGGTTTCCTGCTGACATGCGTATCGTATCCTACATCGGATTGTGTCATTGCAACCGAACAGGAAGAGTCCCTATATTGATTCATATGTGGTATAATTAAGGTAATTACTCCCCCACTTCAATGGTAGGACTGCCTGAATTTTTTAAAGAAACATCAGATAAACCTTATGATCGTCATCACTACAAAGTTGTAGGTAAGAATGGCGAACATAGGGTTTTTGATTCTTGGGATTTAGTCCAGGCTCTTTGGTTTCAAACTAATACTGGATTTCTAAGTCACGTTGAAGTTTTAGATATTGAAAAACCAAAAGAAGTTAAGTCAAAAGGATTTAAATGAAAAAATATATTCCTCAAGAGTATTGGTCTGTTTACGATTCAATGGGTCGTAAGGTTGCAGATTGTGGATGGGAACGCGATGCTAAACGGTTATCCGAAAGTCGTAGTGGAACCTATCGTAAATCAAATCATGAACTTCCTGGACCAGTCTTTGATATTACTCCACCAAAACAACTTCCCACGACTGACATTGTTGTTAACATGGACGGCGGAGTTGGTGGATCTTGGAAACAAGTTAACTCAGAAGATGACTGCCAATATGAACATATCAATGATGACCCCCATGATGGATGGTGGTTAAGACCAGAACACCGAGATGATGTTCTACCACAACTACAAGAAAGCACACTAGAACCCCTAGATCTAAAATGAATGCAGTAGTATATACGAAAGATGATTGCCAATGGTGTGATAGAGTTAAATCTCTTTTAACTACATTAGAGATTAACTATTTGGAATATAGATTTGAAGAAGATTTCACCAAGAACCAGTTTTATGCTGAGTTTGGTGAAGGAGCAACATTCCCCCAGGTTTCTATTAATACAAAACATATTGGTGGATGTAAAGAGACCCTAAATTACTTTAAAGAACAGGAATTATTTTAATGGAAGATAAAATCGATCTCATTCTCCTTCGTATTAAAATGATCGAAGGACAATTGGCTGAACTAAAACAGACTCTTGATGCCCATCGTCATGAACATACTGCACAGAATCACCCAGCAATTGCAGGTCAACTACGGGGTGGTGAAGCTGGTATGGGTGGAGGTGGTATGTTTCCTGGTGGCATCCAACCTGGTGCTCCTGGATTTATGGATCAGATGAGCCCAGCTGGGCCTGACCTTTCTGGTCCTCCTGGTATGTAAAATCAGCTTTTGTTTTGGAAAAAGCTGGTTAAAAAATTCGGGAAAATTTTTGGTGTGTAGGGTCGAATGAATTTATTGGGTCTTCGTGTATGTGCTCATGATGCTAATGTCACTTACTGGGATGGAGAAAAAATTAGATATGCATCTTTTGAAAGACTTCTTCAATTAAAACATCATGGTTTTGATAGTCTTTATGAATGGACTTCTATTCTAGATGAATGGGGAGTTGAACCATGGGATGTTGAGGCTATTTGTATCACTATGGATACTTTTGTCTATCCAGAAGTTGAAACAGATGTTTCTAAAACTGAAGAAGAGATTGAAATTACTGGATTCCGAGACTTTGGATTCAACTGCCCAATCATTAGAATTGATCATCATTACGCTCATACTTTGAGTTTTTGGCCGTTGGGTGTTGAACCCACGGTCCATTTTGTTTTTGATGGGTTTGGTGATGACTGGATGTACCGATCTGTTTGGAGAAAGGATTACTTACTGGATTGTGGTCAACATGAATCTGTAAAATATGGATCTAGCATGACTCCCAGTCCTAGTCTTGGATTTATCATGTCTTACATGGGAGATTTATTTGGTTTAGAGGGTCATGACTTAGATACTGCAGGCAAAGTCATGGCTATAAAAGCTTTCGGTAGACTTGGATGTCCTGGAGTTAAGTTGATTGATGGTATTGATAATCTCCATAAAGTCTGGGACTTTGACGAATGTAGAAGACATCTTGGTGACTATCAGTGGATGGCAGGTTTTCTTGCCACTGCCCATGAACACAGTGAACAGGTATATTTGAAACATTTCCGAGAATTCATCAAACCCGACGATATTGTTGGATATAGTGGTGGTATTGCTCAGAATACAATCATCAATAAAGTTCTGAAGGATAATATTCCTAATTTAGTGATTCCTCCTCATGCAAATGACCAGGGATTGAGTCTAGGATGCGTTGAATACCTCCGAAAACACTTCTGCGAAGCACCTTTCCCTCGGGATGGTTTCCCCTACTGGCAGACGGACCAGGCACCCTCTCAGAGACCATCTCAGCAGGTCATAAAGGACACTGCGGAGAGACTTGCTAGGGGTGAGATTGTGGGGTGGTATCAGGGTCACGGAGAGGTCGGTCCTAGAGCATTAGGCAACAGAAGTATCCTTATGAGACCCGATCTCGAAGACGGGAAAGACATTATCAATAAGAAGGTAAAGAAGAGAGAACCTTTTAGACCTTTTGGTGCTTCTATATTGGAAGAGAAAGTATCACAATATTTTTATTGGAATGGACCTTCACCTTATATGTTGTATGTGACTGATGTATTGGAACCAGACAGATTTCCATCAATTACACACGAAGATAAGACGTGTAGGCATCAAACTGTTACTTCCGAACAAAATGAAGATTATTATCGATTAATAACTGAGTTCGATAAGTTAACTGGTATTCCAATGCTTCTCAATACCTCATTAAATGTCAACAAAAAACCAATTGTAGGAAGGGTTAATGATGTTATTGGAGTCTTTCGTAAGAGTGAAATGGATACAATTGTTACAGGAAATAAAGTGATCTCTAAATCCTAAATAATTTTGTCTTCAGCGGTAAGGCATGGAAGTTTTTAGCTCACCAGAGGATTATCTTTTTAATCTTCATACTTGTTCACCAGGAGAGGCTAGACGCATATGGAAGGACTCCATAAAACAATCGTTCGATTATAAGTGTGCTTATTGTGGTTCGAGAGAACTTCTTACTCTAGACCATGTTGTTCCTCGTTTTGTAGGAGGCACCGATGAAACTAAGAATCTCGTTTGTGCATGTAGTGAATGTAACAAGGATAAGTCTCATGAGAATTGGCAATCATGGTATTCACGACAACCTTTCTATGATCCATTTAAAGAACAAAAAATTAAAGAGTGGCAGAATCAAAGTATTGGAAACTTTTCCAATTATATTGATAAGAAGCGGGCAGGATCAGTCTTGACCCGCAATAATTTTGTCTATAATAAATTAAGTAGCAAAAACAAAATTTAGCTTTTAATTCAAAAAAAGCTGGTTTAAAAATCTGGACAAAAAATTAAGATCTCAGGATTTTGTTCTGATACCAAAACACTTGACTAAATAATGTATGAGGTCTATAATAGGACCTGTCGTTCATCCCTCTAGGGGGACGCAAGTAAGTCGCGGAACGGAGTCGTTCATCCCATGCTAGAATTACTATTCTATACGTCACTCTCATGTGCTCAAGCCGATGCAATTATGTTTCGGATGAAAGCAAATGAGAATATTCCTCCTGATTACAAGGTGGAATTGATTGAGGTCATGAAGGAATCAACCCCTGAATGCTACCCATGGGACGCACACGACTGAAGGAACGGGGATTAAAAACCCTAACTTCAGGAGTAAACTCATGAACACACTAAACATGATCAAGAAGCAGATCAATAAAGTATCTGCTCTTCATGACGCTCAGATCAGTCACACTACATATCGTGGTGTTGAGTATGATACTCGTTGTGTAGAATCTAAGGAATCACACGGTACATTCTGTTATCGTGGTCGTCTTTATACTAAGTGAAGATTATGAGGCGATTAGTACATGCTAATCGCCTCATTTTTTTAGCTATGTAAACATTATGTAAACACAATTGTGTAGTAATGTATACAGAAAATAAGAGATATTGTTAGTCATAGTCATTCTGTCAGAATATGCTGACATTTCTACTATATAATAGTAAGAATTAAGGTAAGTGTTATGATCTGAAACTTCAAAAAGTTTTTCATAAGTACACCATCGATAGAGGTCAGTATGCACAATATCATGTCTCGCAATCAATTAAATGAATGGCGCCATTTTGAGAGTACAGTAGATCAGTTTGAAACTGAAATGGACAGTATAAATGATTATTATGAGTGCCTAATCGAATGCGACGACACACAGTCAACTTGTAAACGTATTTGTAGGGACATTTTAAGTACATCATAATCAAGTCAGTATTTTTCCATACAGAGAGGTTGCCACCTCTCTTTTTTTATGGTAACATGTAGACCTATCAAGATTTAATAGTGACTACTATTTTACATAATGGGCCCATGTTTAAAGATCCCTCTTTCATTCACATGAGGTGTGATTGTTGGGAATCTAAGAAAAATATAATAACCATATTAAAAGATTCTGGACATAAACTTCGTTCTGAAGATCACGGTGGTGTAATTACTGACTTTCATAAGCAACAGGATATGTCCCTTCGTGCTTATAGTAAGGATATTGCTGAAATATTTGACAATGAGTTGGAAGTTCTTGCTGATATACTGAAAGTGAAGAATCTTCACGTAACTGATTCCTGGTTTGAGGATTCAAATAGGAATGCATATCATGGGATTCATAATCATGGGGGAGATGGATATAGCGCAGTATGTTTTTTGAAATATGATGATCAAGAACATATTCCAACTCAATTCGTGAGTTCTACTCTTTCTGCACTTGACAATGAAGCTATGATTTATAAGCCAAGTGATGTGATGGAGGGAGATGTTATATTTTTCCCATCAAATACGCTTCATTACACGGAACCAAGTGAGTCAGATAAGATTCGATCAATATTATCTTGGAATATCAAATTTTATAAGGTAAAATGAAATGTTTATTAAAAAAGATGATGTAGTTCAATTTATCGGGTGCTCACATGAACAAGTTTTGTGGGGGAATAATGATGATCCAAATGAAGTTTTAGAGATCGGAAATACATATAAAGTATCATCCGTCGAAGTTCATAAGCAACATACCAAACTAACTATAGAAGGATACTCAGGTAGGTTTAATAGTGTTTGCTTTTCTAAAGAATATGCCGAATAGATTTTTAAAAATTGATCCTCCTCCCACTTATATTACTAAAAGAGAGTGTGAGAGATTAATTGATGATGCAATTAGGCGACATAATAGAAATGCATCCCTGATTAGTATTTTTCTTGGAATTATTTTCTTTGCACTATTTGCGGAAGGATTTTTTCGTGTAATAGGAATGATTCCGCCCTTCATGGGTATCGATGTTAACGTGGTTAAGGAAGTAGTAGAACAAATGCAATCCACAACATAATGAGTCTTATAAATTACTACGTGACCGTATAACACGGTATACACTGAAGAAAATGATTCAGACCGCTAAACATCCTGACTATAAAATATTAAACCCACAACTTGAGGAATGGGTTCGATTTTTGCCCGATATGGATCATGAAGACTACTCAAATCTGAATGTCTCCAAAAGAACTCCATATCATTCTTATCCTAAAATTTTTAGGGAGTTGGCTGAGTGGGTGTTAAATACATTTGAATTTGAATATCCTCCTGAATTTGATATTGATATTTGGGGTGCAATATACAATAAGGGAGATTATGCTAATCCTCATTACCATGGAGAAGCGAATGTATCATTCGTATATTATGTGAATGCTGTTGAGGGATCATCTCCTTTGGTATTCTCAGAGATCAATCAAATTTATAAACCCGAGAGTGGTCTTTGTGTAGCATGGAATGGTAATGAACAACACGAAGTTCCCCCAAACAAATGTGACGATAGAATTATTATTGCAGGAAATTTTTACCCAGAAGGTGTATGACACTAACAGCAAAACAAAAAGAGATTATTCTTAATTCTCTTTATCACTCACAAAAAAGATATACAGTAGGAGATAGATTTTGGGAAGATTTTCAAGAAATTATTGACGTGGTAAAAAATAACAATGAGCCAAATTAGAACGATTGGTGATGATGTTTTAAGAAATACTTCTGATCAGGTTACTGTATTTGACAGTTCTATTGATGATCTCTATACTGAAATGTCTACCGCCATGTATGAAAACGCAGGTGTGGGACTCGCGGCTCCACAAATTGGTATAAGTAAGAGTGTCATCGTTATTGATGATAATAAAACTGCTTGTATGATGATAAATCCTAAAATAACTTGGTGGAGTATCGAAAAAGTTAACTTTAATGAGGGATGCTTAAGTGTTCCTGGACAACATGGAGTCATTTCACGTCCCAGAAGTATTAAAGTTAAATTTCAAACAAAAAAGGGCAAATTCAAACATTGGAAACTAGATGGATTAAAAGCCAGAGTTGTCCAACATGAAATTGACCATCTTAAAGGAATATTATTTGTAGATTACTTATGAATCAATCCGCACGTTGCCATATCGCAGAGGCAACAACGCACATCAGATGTGCAATTAAATATTCTGCAGAGACCGAAGATACTTCGTTAATTAAAGAGTTGACTGAAGTTTTGGACTTGTTTGATGGTTGGATATCTGAGTGTAAACCTGCCGTTTTAAACGGTACTAAATTCAAGTGGAAGAACGAATATTCTTTCGTACCCGCTTTACAAACAAGTAATAATGACGTATAGTATGGGAATCTTTGCAGACTTATGACTACTACTCTTGCAATACTATTAAGTAACTTCGTTTTTTATATTCTACTCAGATTCCATCTGGTTAGAAAATTTCGTAGTTCTTATTCTATCTGGCTTAAAGACACTGATGGTAATAGACAAACTCTTTCTAGCACCATTGCCTATCTAATTGAACAAAATGAGGTTCAAGAAAAACGTATTATGCACTTAGCTGATGAGATGGAATCTCAATGGATGCAAATTGAACAAATCAAACTGGCTACGGGGACTGAAAGATTTTGTTTGGATAGGGAGGTGAAGAATAGTGTATGAATCACTTAACTGTTTTGAAGAGGCACTCAAACACTTTGGAACCAGAGTGGAGATGATCACTGCCATGGAGATGTCGAGACGCATTAGTCCTGAGGATGCTTATCAAATGATTAAAAATGAACTCAAGGAACTGAAAAAATGTCGTAAACTATTTAATAAAAATCCATGAAAATTTTTCTAGATACAGCTGATTATCACGAAATTAAAAAAAGAGATGAAACGGGACTAATTGATGGGGTCACTACTAATCCATCACTCATTCTAAAGAGCGGAGGAGATCCTGTAGAGGTCATTAAACGTATTGCAGGTGAGTTTCCTCACTTTGAATCTATCTCTGCGGAGGTGGTTGCAGAGAACGCTCCTGAAATGATCGATCAAGCTCAGGCGTTTAAGGAACTGTCTAATGTTACTATTAAGGTTCCATGTACTGTAGAAGGACTCAAAGCATGTAAGGCTCTTCGATCTGAAGGGTTTACTACAAACGTAACTCTAATTTTCTCTGTCGCACAAGCTATTCTTGCTGCAAAGGCAGATGCAACATATGTGTCTCCATTCGTTGGACGTTGTAATGATAACTCTTTTTCTGGAGTTGCATTAGTTCAGTCTATCAGTGGCACTTTCCGAGAACACCTGGTTAGAACTAATGTTCTTTCCGCATCTCTACGAGATGTTCATCATGTTTCTAGATGCTTTGCTGCTGGAAGTGAGGTGGCTACTATGCCTCCAAAAGTATTTGACAACATGTATAACCACGTCTTAACTGATAGTGGACTTGATATTTTTCAAAAAGATTGGGAATCGGTAAATGGCTCTAAGTAACTCAGTAGTAGAATCACTAAAAGACGCAGAATCTAGTTTGCGTAATGCACTTGCATATGCAGCTAGATCTGAAAGACCTTTTGTTGCAAAATCAATTGCTAGTCTAGTATCTGATATAGATAGTTTAGTTCATATCGATCACCTCCTGGATTCTATGGATCGTCCCTCATTGGGAGATATTGCCGACAATGAATGATGACTGGCGTTACACCGAAGAACGCATGAAACTTCGACAAGAAGTGTTTTTATCACTGAAAAAATATAACACACTGTCAAATGTCCGTCTCCTTTACGAATTCTGCCATGACTGGGTATCGCAAGGTAACCAGACAACAGCCGGATGCGAGCAAAGCTTTCTCGAATATAGGGAACAAGTTAGAATTGGTGCCTGATTGTATCGTCAGGGTCCCATGCGGAAATAGATACATCACTGGACGTGTTCTTGTTGTACTTGATAGGTATTTTACCGTCTGTATAAACGAAATGACCCTTACTGCATTATGTGTTTTTCGTGAGAACTGGTCCGAAGTAGAATTATTATCACAAACATGTTTAGAATCTACGGAAAAGAAGGATGTGGATCCTGCCAAAAACTAATAATGGTTATGGAACTTCTCGGTAAAGAATATGATTACCTTATCCTAGGTGATGACTTTACTGAAGATGAGTTTGAGGAAAAATTTCCAAATAAAACATTGTTGCCTCAAGTAGAGTATAATGACACCTACATTGGCAATGGAAATGAAACAGTGCAGTACCTTAAAGAACATCGCATTTTTTAAGTGGAACGTCATAACCTCCACATAAATAAAGGCGTTGAATTAATATTAAAAGGAGATCCTAAGCCTAAAGAAGAACGGAACGCCTGGGAAGTAAACTTTGGAAAAATAGTTTCTCTTTTTAATCGAGAATACAAATTTAATTTCAAAGTCTCACTGGGAATCAAAAAAAAGTAATCTCGGAGGAAAGACCCATGGATGCTGCAATAATCGCAATTTTTTGCTTACTTAATGTGACATTACTGCTTGTTGGTGGTATAATTGGTTGGCTAGCACAACAGAATAACCTCTTTAACTCGACAGTACCTGCCCTCCATCCAGAAATGTATGATGAATATGGTAATGTCTTACCAGATGAAATTTTAGCTGTACGATTTGAGAATGACTATGACGACGAAGAAGCCCACGACGAGGATTAGAAAAACAACTGTTAAATCCACTTCAAGTAAACCAAAAACGGTGGCAGTTAAAAAGAGAGAAATCCCACCAAATCCAATGGTACATGAACTTTTGGAAGCAGTAGATTCCGAACGAACTAAAGCGAAAAAAGTCTCCTTGCTTAAACAGCATGGAGACATTGCTATTAAAAGTCTGTTTATTTGGAACTTTGACGAAACTGTAGTTTCAATGCTTCCAACTGGTAATGTTCCGTATCAACCAGTAGATAGTACTCAGATAACCAATCAGGGTTCTGGTGTAGCTAACCGTAGTACTATTCGTAATAAAGCAGATATGTTTTATAACTTTGTTAGGGGTGGTAATAATGGGTTGAATAAGATTAAAAGAGAAACCATGTTTATTGGACTCCTTGAATCATTACATCCATCCGAAGCAGATATCCTTATTCTTGTAAAGGACAAACAACTTGGTACTAAGTATAAGGTCACTAGAGAACTAGTTTCTGAAGCATATCCAGACATTCAATGGGGAGGACGTAGTTGAGTAAAGTTTCTATTCTTCACGAAAAATGTGACCGTGATCTGGCAGGTGATAAAAGCCTGCCTTACACTGCATATTTGGTAGAATATGTAGTTGATGGGGTCACACAGTACGATATTACTACTGCTCCAAAACAGGTTGATATTTTTGATCATTATTGGGATCTCCATCATGATCAATTTAAGAATATGACCCAAACTGAAGGCAGAATTGATCCAAGACTCTATGGTTCTAGGAATAAAAAGAAAAAATGACTGAAGAAAAATCAAAAGTAAATGTAAGCGTTGATATGGATGAGTTTAATAAACTCATGAAGACTTACAAAAAACAAAAAAAGTATATCAAATCAAACCTTTTTGAAATCACTAGACTAACAAGATGAATTATGAAATCATTGACGACTTTCTACCTGAAGAGGTATATAAGACTGTCAATGAAGTAATGCTCGGAGGTGAGATGGAATGGAATTTTTCTTCAGGGGTAAACACGCCTGATGATGGATTCTATCAGTTTACTCATGTTTTTTATTTCAATCATCGACCAGTGAGTAGATTCTATTCTCTAATAGAACCTATTATTAATCAAATTAATCCAGTTTCTATTGTTAGGATAAAAGCTAACATGCATGTTAAACAACCCGAAATAATTCAGCATGGTTTTCATCATGATGTTGACAATTGCATCACAGCAATATATTATGTAAATACAAATAACGGAAAAACCGTTTTTGAAAATGGCATGGAGGTTGATAGTGTAGGTAATCGTCTTCTTGTTTTTGATTCAAACGAGAACCATACAGGAACTACAAGCACAGATACTCTTCAAAGATGTGTTATTAATTTCAACTATTTCCTTTAATATGGTATAATTATATGAACAGCGCACAACTGATAAGTATTACCCCTGACGCTGAAAAGACAATGGCGTACATCGCCCGTGTCTCTAATCCCAACAATCAGGAAAATGATAATTATGCAGGACTACTTAAGTACTGCATCAAACATAATCACTGGAGTGTATTTGAGCAAAGTTCAATGACTCTTGAGTTGGAAACTACAAGAGCCATAGCAGCTCAAGTGTTGAGGCACCGTAGTTTCACATACCAAGAATTTTCACAAAGATACGCAAGTACACAACTCCTTTCTCAACAAATTCCTTTACCCGAATTGCGCCGTCAAGATACAAAGAATCGACAGAATTCTATCGATGACTTGGATCCTTTGATTTCATCTAGACTTCTGTTTAAGATTCAGGAACATTTCAGAGAAGCACAAGTACTCTATGAAGAACTTTTGTCTGAAGAAGTTGCTAAGGAGTGTGCTAGAATGATTATGCCTTTGGCAACGCCAACAAAAATCTACATGACAGGCTCTTGCAGGTCATGGATTCATTATATCGATCTGCGTTCTGCACACGGAACACAGAAAGAACACATGGATCTTGCAGAGTCCTGCAAACAAATCTTTATTAAACAATTCCCTACAGTATCTAAAGCACTTGAATGGCTATGAAAATTTTAACACTAGAAGATTATCAAAAAGCAGGTGAAACATTTTGGCCTAAGTATTGGTATGTTGCCAAAGAACTGGGTGAGAATGCTAAGTCAGAGGACATTCTGAAAGTTATGGAAGCAGTTGGCGGCATTGCAATGAAATTTGCATTGGATGATAAAGAAGGACCATTTGGATTTAACAAGAAGAAGGTATCAGAAGATGGCAACGTACCCAGTAATTAATACCAAAACTGGTGAACAGAAAGAAGTGGTAATGAGTGTTCACGACTGGGACGGTTGGAAAGGTGATAATCCTGATTGGACTCGGGATTTTTCTGATCCAAGTACTTGTCCTGGTGTAGGTGAAGTTGGTGAGTGGCAAGATAAACTCACTAATAAACACCCAGGTTGGAATCAAATTCTAAAAAAATCAGAACAATCTGCGGGTATCAGAGGCAAGTACAACAAACTATCTCGGTAGAACTATGGCACGAAGGAAGAGAAACCAAGATGATCCTATCGGAGTAGGAATGACGGCTAAACAAAAGCGTCGTCGTAAACCAATTAATTCCGATATGATGGTTGATATTGAACCTCTGACTAGTAATCAGAAGGTTCTTTTTGATCATTATGATGATAACAAAAATATATTCGCTTATGGTGCCGCTGGTACTGGTAAGACGTTTATTAGTCTCTATAAAGCATTGAAAGATGTATTAAATGAGAATACTCCATATGAAAAACTATACATTGTTAGATCTCTAGTTTCTACTAGAGAGATTGGTTTTCTTCCAGGAGATCATGATGATAAGGCTGCTTTGTATCAAATTCCATATAAAAATATGGTTAGATACATGTTTGAATTACCTACAGACTCAGACTTTGAAATGTTATATGGTAACTTGAAAACTCAAGAGACTATTTCTTTTTGGAGCACCTCTTTCATTCGTGGTACAACCATGGATAACTGCATTGTTCTTGTAGATGAAATGCAAAACTTGAATTTTCATGAATTAGATAGTATAATTACAAGAGTTGGAGATAACTGCAAAATTATTTTTTGTGGAGACTCTACTCAGACTGATCTTACTAAGTCATATGAACGAAATGGCATTCTAGATTTTAAACGAATTGTTGAAATCATGGAAGAAGATTTCGGAGTAGTTGAATTTAATCTTGACGACATAGTTCGTTCTGGATTAGTTAGAAACTATCTTGTTACTAAATTAGCACTTGCTTTATAATGTTTGTCCATTTAAATACTCTTGGGGATAGTGATATTGAAGCCGTCAGTATTGACGGTGTTAGATATTATTATCCACCACAATCAGAAGGTCCTTATCCGTCTATCACATCAGTAACCAGTTTCTATAACAGAAAAGTTTTCCAGAAGTGGAGAAAAAGGGTTGGTGAAGAAGAGGCCAATAAAGTGACTAGGGTTGCAACTCGAAGAGGAACGAACTTCCATGAAGTTTGTGAACAGTATTTGAATAATACTCCTCTATCTGATATTGATATGTTGCCTACAACAAAGGCACTATTCCTCCAAGTAAAGGATAAGATCGATAGTATAAATAACATACATGCTTTAGAAAAAGCACTCTACAGTAATTATTTGGGTATTGCTGGTAGAGTTGACTGTATTGCTGAATATGATGGCGAATTGGCTATCATAGACTTTAAGACATCTAAGAAACCAAAACCAGAAGCGTGGATTGAACAGTATTTTGTTCAAGAAACCGCTTACGCCTGCATGTACTATGAGATGACAGGCACACCAGTTAAGAAGATTGTCACCATTATGGCGACTGAAAATGGAGAATGCGTTGTTTATGAAAAGCGAAACAAAGGTGAGTATATTAAACTTCTTACCAAATATATCAAAGAATTCGTCACATACAAACTCGGGGAGTATGGAGAAAGAAGTTAACGAGCTATTAAAAGAAAAGTTTTTGTGTCAAAACAAATTCACTAGTGATATCGAAACATTAGTTCTGAATTCGGAGCTAAACTATATCGAAGCAATTATCACATATTGCGAAGAAAACAATATCGAGCTGGAGTCAGTAAATAAACTGATTTCAAAACCACTCAAAGAAAAACTGAAAGCTGAGGCCTTGGATCTCAACTATCTAAAGAAAACAACTAGATCTCGTTTACCTATCTAATGGAATCAATCGAGGTCTATCAGACTTATTTGGCTTTTAAAAACCACTTTAGTAAAGAGACTTACGATTTTTTTAAATATCACGGAAAGGTATCTGCATCTCAAGCTGGTTTCAATAAAAGAAAAGATAAGTATTTCTTTGAGAGAATGTCGAGGAAAAGATCTGACTCCGAGGTCAGAAACTTTTTCTTGGCAAATTTTAGTCAGTCTTCCGATCCATCTAAATTGTGGATCGGAGAGATAATTAAGACAGGCGAAGTTATTTACAAGTCTTGGTTTGATAAACAGAAGACCCTTACTAATACTTTTCGTGCAGAATCTGAAGTATTTCTAAGTCATAACTTCAATAATATTTTTAAAATTAAAGGATCTTCCCACCCAGGTATACTTAAAAAACATATCCAGGGTGCTATTTCCATTGAAACTATGGTAATATTGGATTCGATACTACAGTTCTCACATGATTATGATGAAAAACTCTTTGATCCTGTGTGGGAAACCGTAAGTTTAAAAATTAGGAAGTATAAACCCTTTCTAAATATTGATGTCAAAGACTACAAACGGATTTTAAGGGAGACAGTTTGTGAGTGATTTTTTCGATTCGCCCGTTGTTAAGTCCTCTATAGAAGAAATTAATAAACTTCAAGAGGAATTGGTAAAAGGTATGATGCGAAGCCCATTCGAGCAACCTTCTAATGATGATGAAAAAATGGAACAACTCAGAGTTATGAGAACCATTTTGGAAAAACAGAAAAACTTTATGTTTAGGCTGAAATTGTCTGATGACCCTCAGGCTCGTGAAATGAAAAATGCAATTCTTGATTCTGCTAAGATACTTGGTATGAGAGATGACCAGGATATTGAAGAGTTTTTCGCTGATCTTGAGAACACCTTGATGGATCTCGAAAATAGTCTTGACAACTAACCAAAATACACGTATACTCAATACGTACAATACACACAATACAAAAAATACGGAGAACACACATGTCTTTCGCTGATCTGAAGAAACAATCCCGCGCTGGATCTCTCACCGAGAAACTGATGAAAAAGGTGGAGAAACTCAACGAAAAGGGTAGTGGCGGTGATGATCGTCTTTGGAAACCATCTGTAGATAAAGCTGGTAACGGTTATGCCGTGATCCGATTCTTGCCTGCACACACCAACTGCGAACTTCCCTGGAATCAGGTCTGGTCCCACGCCTTCCAAGGTCCTGGTGGTTGGTATATTGAAAACTCGTTGACTACTATCGGTAAAGATGATCCTGTTGGGGAACTGAATCGTAGTCTCTGGAATAGTGGCAATGAATCAGACAAAGAAATTGCACGTAAACAGAAGCGTAAACTGTCCTACTATGCTAACGTGTATGTAGTAAAGGATGCATCAAATCCCGACAACGAAGGTAAAGTCTTCCTCTATAAATTCGGTAAGAAGATCTTTGATAAGATCACCGCATCAATGCAACCCGAGTTTGAAGATGAAGAGCCCATCAATCCATTTGATTTCTGGAAGGGTGCTAACTTTAAGTTGAAGATCAAACAGGTTGCTGGTTATTGGAACTATGATTCTTCTGAGTTTGGTCGTGTAGAACCTCTCCTTGAGGATGATACTGAACTAGAAGTTATCTACAATCAAGTTGTTGATCTCAGTGAATTTACTTCTGATGATAAGTTCAAAACTTATGATGCTCTGAAGAAACGTCTAGATGCCGTTCTTGGACGCAAACAACAACTTCGTGCTCCTGATCCCGAAGTAGTAGAAGAAGAAACTCTTGAAGATCTTAGTGAAGGTCGTGCAGCAGTTGCTTCAACTGAAGAAACAGATGAAGATGCAGATGATGCACTTTCATACTTCCAAAAACTTGCTGAGGATTGATAAATGTCTTGCGATCTTAGAAACAATATTCTTGATGCCCTTCGCGCCGACGCTGAGGGTAGTATCAAAAAGGCAAAAGCAAACGTAGAAGTTTACCTCCACAATCCTGTGGGTATCGGTGAACATCCTGATGTACTTGCTGCAATTCAAGAGCAACTTGATATCATTGCACACAATGAAGAACGCATTGAAGCAATTGAGAACTATTTCAGGACTCATGAACCGCACCCTTAGGGTACTTGATCCATTGATTCATGGATTTTGGTGCGTTGATTATGTTCTATGGGGTAACAACAGAGTTGCTACTTACTTCGATATGATTTCCGCACAAGAATCCATGATGTCAATGATCAATCGTGGAGTAGAGGTCAAAGGAATGCGTGAATGGAAGAATAAGTCTTCTTAGACTCCTTTAACTAACATAGCAGCACGCTTGGCACCAAATTCTTTCATTCTTTTTTGTCTGTCAGACAGTCCATCATTGTTGTAATCGCGGTATGTATTACCGTGACCATCAGTAGCAGTTGCTTTTTGTTCTACGACGGATAGATCATTCTCAATGCTTTCGATGATATCGTTTCTCCACTCTTCACTCATGTTAGACATGATAGCGAGTGCTGATTTCTCATCGTTAGCATACCCTTCACTCGTCAGGAAATCCTTGATAAGTTCAAATAGATCAACATCCTCACCGAAGATTTTATTTTTTACTTTTCTAACAGTATTATAAATTGCTGCACCAGCAGGTCCAGTTGTTTTTGCAACGTTAACACCACCAGGTTTTCCATCTGGACTTACACCACGTTGATGACGACCATCATCTTTTGTTGAGTATCTCTTTTGTCCATCAGATGCAGTTCTGACATGCTTCATTTCTGGCATTTCAGAAATTACCTCACCTTCAGGTTCAATTTGATTTTCAGTGTATATGCCAGCATATGCCTCTGAAAAGAGAATATATTCCTTAGTGTCCATAGTTCAAAGACAATTTTCAATTATTTATACTATTACGGTATCGTAAACCTTATTGACAGTAAAATTTAAAAGTGATATACTGAGGGGGTCTTATGATCCCTTTTTTATGTGGAATTATATTATTGCAGGGATTCTACTTGGAGCTGCACAAGTAACAACACTTCCCACCAAGGCCGATCCTATTACCGAGAATGATTACTATACCAATCATTCGATGGGATGTATGTTACTCAGAGAGTGTAAGGATGAAGTTAAAGAGGTCTTCAGTCTTTTGGATGTTTCTAGTGAGTATCCTAATACTGACGATTTTTATCCTGTTGCAAACGAGTTCAACAACATGCTCGTTTCTCTCAATCAGGTCGGAGTCAATGTGTTTCTAGCGGATGAGAAGTATTTTCCAGTAGGACATCGTGGTGTCTATCATACTGTCAGTAATAATTTCTTTCTGAATAAAACATTTATGCATCGTCCTCATGTATTGATGAGTGTAATGCGTCATGAAGGATGGCACGCTGCACAAGACTGCATGGCCGGCACCATTGATAACAGTATGATTGCAATCATTATGCCTGAGGATTCTGTTCCTGAGATGTGGCAAGAGATGGCACGTAGAGCATATGTATTACAACCCGCTGCTATTCCTTGGGAGAAGGAAGCAACCTGGGCAGGTAAAACTGAAGGCATGACTCTTAAAGCACTTCAATCTTGTGCTGCAGGTACTATGTGGTCCGACTATGACCCCACTCCAATGACTCTTCAATGGTTAGAGGAAAATAATTTTATCCAGTAAGTCTAGAATTAGATACGGATTTTGTTCTAGAATCAATAGTTTCTGAAGATCTTGTATCGTAAGTCATTATCTTATCAAGGTCTGAGATGAAAGTTGCTATGTATTCTTTCTTGGGAAGTATAATATTTCTTTTAAGATCATTGACATTAGTCTCATACTCATAATTGGTAATGGCTTTTACTCTCAAATTTTCAATGATGTTTCCGTTACTATCTCTCGCAGATCCATTATCATCTACTGTAGTTGCTTCAGGAACTCCCGAATTTATATTACTATAACTAATTTCTATTTGTCTATCTAAGTTTCTTTCCAAATATGACATATCAAAATTAGAATCTACTATTAATCCAGCAGGAACAACAACTCTTGAGAAGTCATCTAATTGCTCAGTAGTTTCATAATGATGAACAGATGCAATTTCCGATTGTTTTTTATACTTTGCAAGTAAATATTTTTGGAAAGTCACATCATCCATAGGCCATTCATTACGAATATCGATAATATTATTTGCCATTAAGATAATCCAATCGTAATTGGAATTGTTATAAACCTGTTCGGCCAGTTGATCTGGTCGTATATTTCCAGGAATATAGTATTCATTAAATGCATATACTACATTTGATTGGTCTTCTCGTATACGAGCTCTTCTGAAAAGATTTTTTACATCACTAGTTTCATCTATAGAATTTCTATCTAAAGATCTTGATAAGTATCTAATATTTGGTAGATATGAAAAATAACCTGCCATTAGTAACCTACGTCGTAAATTTGGATGGGCATCAAATCTCCAGAACCAGTGCCACCTAACGGATCCGCTTGACGGCCTCCTGGAATATTATTTGTATAGTCTGTATTGTATATAGGTTCAAGTTCTGCAAATTCAAAGAGTAAATTAAAAATTACAGGAGCACCGCCTTCATAAGATAACCATTGCTGATTTGGCGAATAGTTAACGGAGAACTTCGTTAATGCACAAGCTTTAAACTTATGTACGTGTTTGTTTACTAAACGTTGTCCATTTTCCGTTGTCATATATGACAATTGAAATATATTTGGAGTACCCAAGAATAGTGAGGATCCACCAGCTTGCACCTGTGAACCTTCTGCAACATCCCCAGTTAACTTTCTTGGAGCACTCCATTGTTTGAATGCTCGAATTAAATGTGTAATACTTCTAGTTTCTTGGTCACTTCGAGCAACTAAACTATAATTAAATGAAAATCTCCTTAGTCTTACTCCCCTAAACAATAATTCTGCATTACTATTACTTACAATTCCACCACCCCTAGAGAGGATTTGGTCTGCAGGAATATCAAATCCCAAATTTGACCCTAACATACTAACAACATTTGCTCCCAATAATCCTCCTAATCCAGAATCCTTCGCTGCTCCCGAATACATGCTTCCGATGAGTGCAAGTTTAGATATTGTACCAGCGCCAGGTACACCAAGTCCCTGAAGCCCTGCTGCAGCACCATACTGAATGGCGCTTTCTTGAATCTTGTTAGCAGCCGACATTGTTATATCATTCATATAATCAACTTCCCATCCAGCAGAAGTAGTATCCACTATAGAATTTGGCATAGGTAATTCAATAGTTCCCAATCTTTCTCTGAATGGACTGTTCCTCTTGATATTTCCGATACTACCACTTTCAATAGCATCACGATACGGAGATCTATATCGAAAACAAGTCATTTTTAATGTATCTTGATTCCTATTTGCACCCAGTGGATATCTCAAATATCCAGAATAATCCTTCAATATAAGCGTATCAGAGTTAGTGTCAAATGATCCACTACTCATACTAAATTTATCTATTTGAGAATACAGTCCGCCCTTTTGAATCTCGCTAGCGAGCTGGCTAATACCCTCAATGCCTCCAATCACATTGCTTACGATATTCTTTGCGCCATTCACAGTTGTATTTTGTCCAGAAGCTTTACCTGTTTCTGTTGCAGTTGCTGTAGGCGGAGTATTTGTATTTGACCCCTCAATTCTAGCCCACTGGGGACTAGTAGTGTTCGTATTACTTGCAAACTTTAGGGTTTGTCTTTGTATACGTTTATGGAAATCGGATTGTTGTTCTGTCGAAAGTGTAGTAATTTGATTTTTTGACCAAATACCATTTCTATATAATTGTTTAGCGCCTTTTAATCTTTGATTATTGTCATCAACTGGATATGCCCTTACATCAGAAATTACTTTTTTATTCCCGAAAGCACCACTAGAACTTGTTGTTACAACAACTTCGTATCCTACTGTTACTCCATCTACAACTTGGGTAATTGGGGGATCTACTTTTAGTTTCTGTTCTGCCATTACTTACTCCAAGAGTATGCTCTATGCTTGGGATACTTCATACCACGATTGTCAATAAACTTTTCTGTTGGTAGAAGCGCTATATCACCCCAATCTTCACTCTTTGGAATTTTGTATAAACTGCCTATACCAGAAAACAAATATCTATGTATGGAGTTTTTGGGTACAGTTACACCGCCTTTACTATTTATCAAGCTTCTTGCAACTGCGTCTCTATAATCTGGATTTATGTAGTGTAGATTTGCTCCCAAAAATCCATCGGGATAGAATTCGATAACATATGAGAGTGGTTGCAAATCCCAAAACTCATATTTTTCTGGATATTTTGCACCATATTGAAAAAATATAAGATCTCCAACAGCAACTCCACCAGTATCACTTTCACTGATATCGGGATCTTGTATTGATGATAACGCCTGCTCTAATGCATTAACGTACCAGTCTCCACTGCGTCTTTTCTTTCCTGCTTGTTCTGTGATACTTTGTGCAATCATACCCCTAAATCATCTTCAGTCATGATTCTAAATTCATACTGACGATCTGCACAATATTCTTCTGCAGCTTTCCACTTTGCTTGATTAATTATCCAATTATGAACATCATGTGCCCAGGATTTTGTTCTTCTTTTTGGATTTTTTTCAGGCATCTTTAGTTGTCTTTTTGGTTTAACCTCAATCACAACAGATCTTCTCTTTCCATTCCTATCAGTATATTTTATGAAGAAGTCTGGAAAATACCTATGGATACGATTATCCATAGGGGACTTGTATGGGATAATAATTTCTTCAGATTGCCATTGATAAACACTTTCATTTAAATCACAATATCTCATAAACTTTCGTTCCCAAAGAGACCTGTAAATGATGTTAGTTGGGTCTCCTTTGTATTTTTTGGGATGTTCTGGTTTATATTTTCCCTTATAAGACATATACATAGTATATAAAACCATAAATTTATTTAGATGGGAATTATACAGCAACTCCAAGGTATTCTTGGTGAAGCAGGAAAATCAAGAACAAATGATGGGACGTTTGCTGCACAACTACAATCTCCCGCAACTACTAATAACTATAAAGTATCACTTCACTTAGCAGAAACTGGTGGAGCAGATGCTGATACCGATCTAAGTGGTTGGCTGTCCAGCGCAGGTGTATTTGGAAAAGATAATCCAGAAAGATTTGATTTTTTATGTTCGGAAACATTTATTCCTGGAACAAATGTAGCTCCCTTTGAAGTTTTTGGGGATCGTCAGGGAATGTATGAGTCTTTTTCTGGTCCTAGAAGAGATATGGAAGTTGCATTTACGTTTTATGTTTCTTCTGAGTATCAGACGCTTCGATTATTTGAAGAGTGGATTAATTTTATGAATCCAATCTATGCTCCTGATAAACTTACGTCTGGGAGTCCTGGTGGATATGAAGGACTAATAGATCAAATACCAGTGTATAGATTTAGATATCCACAACAATATAAACGAATGATTTCTCTCACAAAATTTGAGAGAGATTATCGTGATAATATCATCTATGCTTTTGTGAATGCTTTCCCAACAAATATTGAAAGTATTCCACTTTCGTATGATGCTGCACAATTACTTAAAGTATCAATTACTATGAGATACGATAGAAAGGTAATTATTCAATCAGGACGACGAACTATTAATAACCAAGAAAATTCAATGTTAGTTGGAGAGTTTCAGAGTGGTCCAAATACCTTAACTCAACAATGGTTAAGAAACGGGCAAATCGAAACTACAACATCAACAATACAACCATAGGTTTCCAATAACCTAATAAATACCTTTATGAACTGAAATAATAGTCATGCCTTTACCAAAGATTACGACATCCCAATACGAATTGGTATTGCCCTCAAGTGGCAAAAAAATTAAATATAGACCATTTTTGGTAAGAGAAGAAAAGATTCTTATCTTAGCACTTGAAAGTGAGGATACCAATCAAATTAGTACAGCGGTTAAACAAGTTCTAAAAGAATGCGTTATCGGCAGAGTTAAGATTGAAGATCTACCTAGTTTTGATATTGAATATTTGTTCTTGAATATTCGTGGTAAGTCGGTAGGTGAGTCTATAGATATTGTCGTTACTTGTGGTGATGACGGAGAAACTAAAATTAATGTATCGATCCCAATCGATAAAGTTGAAGTTGAAAAGCATCCAGATCATAACCGAGATCTAGAACTTGGTCAGGGGTATGTTCTTAGAATGAAGTATCCAACTATGGGTCAATTCATTGATACTAACTTTAGTGTTAGGTCTGGAGATGATAGTGAAGTGGAAAGATCTTTTGATATTATCTGTTCTTGTATTGAACAAGTTTATACTGAAGAGGATATGTGGACTGCTTCCGAATGTTCCAAAAAAGAACTTAGGGATTGGGTAGAAAGTTTGACTTCCGAACAATTCAAAAAAATTGAAAAGTTCTTTGAAACTATGCCTAAACTTCGTCATGAAATCAAAGTCATGAATCCCAATACTAAAAAAGAGAATACAGTCGTTTTGGAGGGTTTATCGAGTTTTTTCGCCTAATAATGTCTCATATTGATCTTGAGGCATATTACAGAATCAACTTCGCTTTGATGCAGTTCCATAAATATTCTTTGACCGAAATTGAAAACATGGTTTCCTGGGAGAGAGATATTTATGTTGGTCTCTTAAGAGCGCATATTGAAGAAGAGAATTTGAAACGTAAGCAAATAGAATCATCGAAACGTAATGCGTAGTCCTATTACACCACGAATAATGCCGAGAATGTCTGGGGTTAACCCTGGGGCATTTTTTCGTCGTGGTAGGCAAAATTCTAGTGTTGCTGGGAATTTCCTAGGTAGGCAAAAATCAGGAGTTGCGGGATCTTCGAGAGTACAACCTGCTAGATCTCCACTTGTAGGCGCAGTAGAGAATATTTCACAGTCTCTGCAACCACAGGAAGAGTCTGATGGAATCAATGTAACCAGAATTAATCAGATTGTAGAGAATAAAGTTAACAGACTTGTTCCCACAATCTCGGAAAGAGTAGAAAGACAGGTAAATTCGTTTGATCCAAACGAACTGTTGGCCCGAATCTTTAGGGGTGGACTAGACGAACTCCAAAGATTCCAACAGAATTTGATGAGTTTAATGCAACCTCTACAGAGGACATTCGACTTTATATTCCAATCCAGAGATATTATATTAAAGTTAATTACTCAACTAGCTGGTGCTGCTAAGAATTTGGGTTCCGCAAAATCTCCTGGGATGGGATTGGGTGGATTAAAAACTCTTGCTCTTGCAGTTACTGCTGCTTTTGCTGCAAAGATCACATATGATCAGATGCAAAAAGCAGAAAAAGAAGGTCCGCCTCCACAAGGTGGACAAATTAGTGGAGCTCCTCCTGGTGCTGGAGGAGCAGTTGAACAACAACAGTCATTGACTGGAATGTCTAATATGGATGTTGCGTTATTCAACTCCACTGTTGAGGAATTTTCTTCTATTCTAGAGGGAATTAGAGGTGGGAACACTATACCAGATCCCAACAACTCTAAAGGTTCTGGAGGAACCAATTTAAAACCAGAATCCAGTGCTCAACCTACGAGCACACCTATGGGAACTGCTTCTGGTAGTGGTATTTCTCTTCCAAATGCTGCGCCAGAAATGCTTGCTTTAATGGATGCAGTTTCTGCTGGAGAAGGTGATGCAAATGCGATTCAAGGTCAGATTGATCATGGTGTCAATCTTGAAGGACTAACTATTGAACAAGCTTTCCAAGCTGGTGAGAGTATGCAAGGACAGGGTAATACCACGACGGGTGCAATTGGTGCATATCAATTCCACCCAGATTTCCATAGACAAACTGCAATAGACGCTGGACTTGATCTGAATAAGGATAAATTTACCAAGTCAAATCAAGACAGAATGATGAGATCATACATGACCAAAGTGTATGGTATTCAAGGTGGAAAAGGTGGTGAACAAGGAATGATTCAGTCTATTAGGGATGGTAACCTAATGTCAGATGTTGTTCCAAAACTCTCTGTAGATATGGGATGGCCTTCCTTACCTGGAGGAAGTCAACCAAACGTAAATACTGCCAATTTCATGGCTACGTATAACGCATCATATAGTAACTATGCGAGTGCAACTGGATTGAATCCATCTCTTGATGGGTCGGAATTAAGATCGGAAGCTTCTAAAACTATTGCTCAGTCTCCAGAACAAATTATCACTGAAGATGATGTTCAAACTAATATTATTCCACTAAATACGGGCAATACCCAACAGAGCCAGCAACAAGATCATGATATTAAACCCGATCTTGAAGGAGCCAAAGTTCCTTTCCTGGTTCCATTTGATGTTGGAAACATCCACACCATGTATTCAAGAATCGTATATAACATCGTTGACGGATAATGGCTAAACCAATTAACATTAGAGCAGTAGCGGAAGGTGTAAGGCGTCCTGTCGCGGATACGGAAAAAGCAATTGTACGGTTTAGTAAGTTTATTAGACGTAACGACACTAAACTGAGGAACTTTAAGTTTCCCTCCAAAAATAGAATGAAATACCTTAAGACAATTGATTTGTCTGTTATAGGTAAGAATAGTAAGGGCGGATTTGCGTTAAGTTTGCCGTCTCCATTTGGTATGGCAACTAATGCATTGCTTGGTCGTATGCTGCAAGGTGCATCTATTGTAACTATTCTCGGCACCGCAGGGGCATGGTTACCTGCTCTTGTTCCTGAATTAATTAATACCAATGAAAGGAAAACAGCAAAGGCTCCTGGAACTAGGGAAGAAAAACTTAGACTCCTGTATGAACAAAAAAAGAATTTAAGGTGGTGGGATTGGATCACTGGAGTTGCACAAGAAGTAGATGAACAAATTTATTTTTTAGAGACGGGTCAAACTAGATCATATGGAAAAAATCTTACGCCAAGAACTCCAGATGATTTTGGTCCTGGTAAATGGACAGAAAATAAAAAATTAAATGTAACCAAATTTGCTTCGACTATTACACTGTTTGGATCTCTTGCTAGTGCAGGTGTTTTTACTCAAGGACTTCCAGTATTAGCAAGCCGAACAACACCATCCCAAACTCCACCTTCAGTTTCGACCCCAACATCAGGTAAAGTCAATACTGCTAACTATGGATCTGGTGGATTGCACCCATTCCCAGGTGGAAATTATGTTTCTTCTCCTGTTGGAATGCGAAATGGTCAAATGCATGATGGAACTGATATAGCAGAAACTACTCCATATAGGAAAAATCCTAGAACTCCAATTATTGCAATGTCGGATGGTGTAGTTATTGATGAGAAATATAATCCTAGTAAGGATGCATATCTTGCTGGTGTAATGATTAATCATCCAGATCTTGATGTTGATGCAAGATACTTGCATATGAATCCAAGTGTGCAACCTGGAGATAAAATTGCTAGAGGTCAAATTATTGGTACTCTCGTTCCTCTAGGTGGAGAAGAAACTCAATATAAAGATACACACTTGCATCTGGAATTATATAAACAAGGAACTTATGAACGATACGATGCTGCTCAGTCTAGTAAATTCTTAGGTGGTTTACATAAAGTTCCATTTGCAGAAGTAAATAGTGCAACATCTATCCAACCTACAAATACTATCCCAACAGTTCCTTCAGCAGAACCCCCATCTGCTGTTACTCCAAAAACACAGGTAATACCACAAAATAGTAAAACCCAAGAACAAGCAGTAGAATCTAAAAAGAAACTAAGAGAGTTAGCAACACAGATTGAAGAACTAAAATCATCTCATGATATTTCTAAAGTTGATGAAAAAGTACGTATTCCTGAAGTTGGTACATATGTTTTTGGTAGAAATATTCTAGGAACCCAAGAAGACAAATACTTCAATCCCAATGGAGAACGAATTACTAGAGATGAATTTGAAAGTAAATTAGTAACATATGCAAAAAAACTAGAAGAACAATCAACTGCAGAACCTGCAGCTCCAAAAACAACTGTAGTTCCAGCACCTTCTTCCACTGCAAATTCTTCTCAACCCAATCAGAATCAAATTCCCCCATCAACAATAGATACAACTAAACGTGAACAACCTCCAGTAAACCAATACCCATCGTATAATAGACCAAATAAAGTAAATAATACTATTATCACTGCCAATCAGTTACCACAAAGACATAAATCTATGCCTAATGTCATGTCTAACGGCAACGGTGGCGGGAATGGTATTATCAATGGTGGTGGTGGTGATATTATTTCAATTTCACAATCAATCTTACTCACTCAGTTATCAGGATCATGAGTTCTTCCCTCGCAAACATCAACATTTCCGAAGCATATCTGACTTCTTCTGGTGAAGATAATGAAAAGGCTTATAGTTTTAATAGAGCTATTTCAAGTATTGATTACTTTGAGGATTTACTGAGTCCTTCGGTTACATGTTATATTAAGTGTGCTGACACTGATAATCTATATCATAAGTTGCCTATTAGGGGATATGATCGATTGGATTTGAAAATCCAAACGGCACTTGGAGTATTGGAATATAATAAGGATAATCCTTTATATGTAACTGCTGTCAATGATTTGATTACAAAGGATGGGACGGAAACCTTTACACTGTCTTGTGCAACGAAAACAGTTTTTGATAATGAAGCTACAAGATGTCGGACTAGATTTAAGAAAGCTCCCATTTCTACCCATGTAGAAAATATTTTAAAAAACATATTATCTATTACTTCCGATAGAATTTTTGTAGAAACTACTGCAAACGCTTATGGATTTATGGGTAATCAGAAAAAACCCTTTCATACTTGTACGTGGTTGGCACCAAAATCAATTCCGTTTTCAAGCACTGCTCAGGCTACAGGTACATCTGGTTCTGGAACTAATGCAGAAGGTGTTGGAACATCTGGATTCTTTTTCTTTGAGAATCAAGATGGATTTCATTTTAAGTCTATTGACACGATGTGTAAGGATACAATCAGTGTGACATCCGCCGACACTAAAGATATCCCAACATATACTTCTACTGGTGTTATAAGTCAAGGAGATTCTACATTCAAGGTTATTCATTCATATTTGGATAAAAATACGGATATAATTAGAAATTTAAGAGTTGGTTTATATTCAAACTTAACTTATTTCTATAATCCGATAGATTGGAATTTCAGTGCCATTAGTTATAAAATTAAAGATAACCATACCCCAGAGTTGGGGAAAAATATGGGACTACCAGGAGGCGGTATTATAGACACTGCAAGTAGAATTCTTGTTAGGATAGGTGATACAGGTATGGAGTCTGGGGCTTTTGCTGAAAATAGTGGTAGGGATGATTCCGATATGGCTAAATCATTTTCTAGATATAACTTGTTGTTTACACAGTCACTAAATATTGTAGTACCATGTAATGTGAATTTAAAAGTTGGGGAATTGATGAAAGTTATCTTTCCAACAGTCGGACCATCATCGTCTCCTGAAGAGAAATCTGTGGATAAAGAATCGAGTGGTAATTATTTAATTCGCAGCTTAAGACATCACTTTGATGTTGCAGGTGGTCAAAACACAACATCATTGAATTTGGTCCGAGATTCATATAGAATATAAGTATTCCGCATCACACAAACTATGGAAAGTATCGAAAAGCACATCGAAAAAGACAAGGAGATTTTAGACAATGCATCTATCTCTCCACAACAACGTCGTCATATCGAAGGCGAACTGCACGAATTAGAAGACTATGTGGAACATCATAAGTCGGAGATTGAAGCGGGTGATCATCACGATCCAACACCTTTAGAATTGTATTGCGATACAAACCCATCAGAACCAGAATGTCTTGTTTATGAGGACTGATGAATGATCGACCATTCTTTACTAAAAACTGAATATGCCGGCAGAGACGGTTTTATTTGGTGGATCGGCCGTGTTGCTGATCCACGGGTTTGGCGTGATTTATCTACAGATCCCGAAGAAGGATGGTCGTATAGGTGTAGAGTAAGAATAATTGGATATCATCCATTTGATGGTGATACTCTTGCAGAAAAAGATTTGCCTTGGGCTCATGTAATGGCCTCACCCTATATGGGTGGAGGACAAGGTGGCCTTGGTGAGAGTAGTTCCATGGTAGGCGGAGAAACTGTTTTCGGTTTCTTTCTGGATGGAGAAGAAGCACAACAACCTGTTATTTTTGGAGCTCTGCAAAGGAATCTAAAAGAAGTTAAGAATACGATCACTAAAGAATCAATTGATGAGGAGAAATCTGCTGGGTTTGGTGTATTCTCGGGTACATCTATGGGAGCACCTTTTGGTCCTACCAACCTACCAGTGCAAGGAGACACTACTGTAGCGACTCCACAAGAGAATGGTAAGACTGCCAGGAAATCTCCTACTGCGGGTAATGTAGGGGACGTGGAGGGTGTTAGAAGAGTCGTACAGTCTTCCAGTCAATACTTTGGTAATGCGTCTCTTGCACCTCATAGTGGGTCTAATCCATGTGAGAATGATGCTATCTCTAAAGTTACTCATGCAATAGGAAGTTTTCTTAAAACTATTAATTCTTTGCAGAAATTTGGATCGACTTATATTAACGCTGCACAAAACTTTGTCGCTGACATAAGAAGAATTGTTGGTAAAGCATCTAGACTCATCGTTGGTGCGATGAAGATGATCCTCAATACTCTTCGAGATAAAATATTTAAGTTCCTAGGAAAAAGATTTAGAGACTTCGTTGGACTAATTGTACCAGAACCACAAAAATCTCCTGTTGCAGCTGCCCTTAAGAGAATCATGGATATTCTCTTCTGTGTCCTGGAAAAATTAGGAATTAATCTTTACGATTATATCTTTGGGTTCTTGAGAAAGTTAGTGAATAACTCAATTGGTGCATCTGTTTGTGGAGTAGAACAAGCAGTTGCAACAATGATTGCAAAGATGACTGATGCGATCGACGAGGCCTTGGAACCAATCATGGATGGATTGGATTGGTTGACTGGTGCTCTTGGTGGTATTGGAAGCCTACTAGGAAAGGTAGGTGGATACATTAACATGATCATGAGTTTCCTTGCATGTGATAACCTACAATGTAAGGATTATGATGATTGGTCTCAGGGATGGGGACTATCTACAAAAGCTGCTGGTAAAATTTCCAGTGTTTTGGATAATGTCCAGATCATTAAAACTGATAAGTTAGATATTAATCTTGATGATCTAGATGCTGCAGCTGGTGATGGAAGTCTTTCATTCCTCAGTTTGATGGGTGGAAATGTATCACAGTTCTTTGATTGTAATCAAACAACGTCCAATCCCAAGAGTCAGGATGATATTCCAGATACTATTCCTCCTGGAAGTAAATTCACATATTGTTTACCTCCAAAGGTAAAAATTATTGGAACATGCACAAAAACTGCAAAAGCAGTTCCTATCATCTCGGGAGATGACGGAAGTATTCTTTCTATTGAGGTAACAAATAGAGGAAGAGGTTATCGATTCCCGCCAAAAATATGTATTATCGATAAAACCAGATATGGTGGGGGAGCAATTGCAGAATGTACCGTTGATGCAAAAGGTAGAGTAAAACAAATATTCATGCTTGAAGAAGGTTCTGGATATTGTCCAGCACCTGGTGGAACAAGACCAGTTAATCCTCCAAATGATGATGATACCGATACCAATCCCGAAGAGGATGATCCCAATAACCTAGAATTTCCAGATCCATTCAAGAATGATTGTAAAGTTGTAGCTAGACTAAGGAAAAAGAAATATAAAGGTAAAACTAGAATGGAGCGTGAATCTGGCTTCATCTGGGTAGATCAAAAGACTGGTCGAGAATATTATTGTCCAAACTTTGATCCTCTGGTTCCTGAGGATGATCCTAACGATGACCCCAACGATGATGACGACGGTGGTGGCGATGGCGATGATGATAAGTTTACTCCCATAAAGGACTTGCAAGCTCCGTATATTGTTTTCACTACCCCAGCAGATAACACTAGTGGTATTAATTCATCTACAAATATAGTCATAACATTTAGTGAGGAAATTGTACGAGGAAAGGGAACAATTTCAATTTCAGAGTTAGCAACTAATGATCTTCATGAAAAAATTGAAATTGAAGACATGGATAAGGTTGAATTCATTGGAATAGATGTTGTCAAGATTAATCCAGATAAAGATCTGAAGTTAGCAACAGATTATTTTATTACCATGGATCGGGGATCAGTTTCTGATGCTGCAGGTAATAAGTTCGCTGGTATTGCTGGAACCAATACTTACAATTTCTCTACTAGACGATCTTCGGGACCCTCAGATCCACCAGTGGGAATCTTTACGGGTTTCATAATTATAGGACCTGGAATTGGATACACTCCTACTGATCATATAGACGTGGGAGATGATTGCACCTTTGATTTACAACTAAGTCCATCTGGATCAATTCTTGGTGTTGATTTGAAAGACTGTGATCATAGATTCACAAGGCTCCCTCCTATCATAATAAATACAAGTACTGGTACTGGTGGAAAGATACGACCTGTCTTGGCATATTCACCGAATACCACGAAAGATACTGGCGCAGGTGACGATGTAAACCAAAATCTCGTAATTCAAGTTATCGACTGTATTTAATGAGCACACAAAAACCAACTACTAAAGAATATTTTAGAAATTATCCTGGATTCCGAATGGAATCTGGGGTATTGATCGATTCGGGTGAGTTGAAGGGTAAAACTACCGATTTTTCCATTGTTACTGATCAAACTCAGGGATTCTCATATTATAAAGATGGGTATTATAAGTCTGTATGTAATGGAACCTCATATGAACTCTGTGGGTATAAATCAACCACAGAAGATGATTATGCTAAGATCTTAACAGCTGGTTCTGGTCATATTTTGATTGATGCTCAGGATGGAGATATTATCCTTAAGGGTAGAAATATTCGATTATCTGCTGAGGATGGTTCTGGTGAAATTACTCTTGTTTCTGGTAAACATGTTTATATTAAAGGTGCTGTTTGTCATATTAGAGGGACCAATGTAAATATCCTTGGATCCAATAATTTATCGTTGGGAGCAACTTTTGTCGAAAATACAGGATCAGTTTCAAATGAAGGTGGAACTATGACAGATATTTTCCAGGGCAGTTTCTTGGGAGGTATTCTTAAGTTCCTAGATAAATTTAAGGACTTCTTCTAATGGCAGTTACTGGCTCAATAGGAATGTTCGGTGATAAGGTTATCATCGGAGCATTAGACGTTTCTTTTCTGGATGCTGCTTCAAGAGTATTTCCTGGTACATTAGTTTGTAATGGACCAGCATATTTTGGTGCAAATGGAACCGTTGGGGCTCCACGAGCTACAGTAATGATTGGTCCCCCAATGGGCATATCAGTTCCAGCATCATTAGAAGTAATTGGGATTGCAAATATCATTGGTATTTTCAATGTTCAAGCAGTTAGTACCTTTACTGGTCTTACAACTAAACTTGGTACTACAATTAAGAATGCGTTAAGTCTTAAAAATGGTGTTGATATTGCCAATGCATTGAAAGTTGGTAATTCGGTGAAGGTGCAAAATGGTGCAGATAATGTCAATGGAGTACTCAATGTTGCTGGTGTTATTAATTCCCCATGGTTAGATGCTAAGCTTGCTATCGCTGTGGCATCTCCACCAAAAGGATTTGATATGCATCACCCAACCAAGAAAGGTTGGAGACTGACACATATTTGTATAGAAGGACCAGAGGCTGCGGTATATTATCGTGGTAAATCGGAATCCAATGTAATTCCAATACCAGAATACTGGAAAGGTCTAGTACATGAAGATTCCATCACTGTTAATTTAACTCCTATTGGAGAAAACCAAAATCTATACGTAGAGTCGGTTGATTATAATGGCGGTGTAATTAATATTGGTGGGGGAATTTACTTCAATTACTATTACACAATTTTTGGTGAAAGAAAAGATGTTGATAAGATCGTCGTTGAGTATGAAGGAAAGATCGAGGATTATCCTGGACAGGATCAACGTTCTATTGTTGGATATAACTATGATTACAGAGAAGGAGTGAACGGATAATGAAAGCGAATCCTGCTGAAATGGCTAAAAGGTTGCGACAGCAACGAAATCAAGCAAAAGATCAAGTAGAGGCAATGACTGAACAACTCAGTATTGCTGATGCCATTGCGGATGAGTATGATGAACTAATAGAAGCTTTGGATCAAAAGACTGTTCCTCTAGTTAGTGAGATTAATACTACTATTACTGCAGTTAAAGATGCATATGATGCAAGAATTGCAGCTGGTTGTTTAAGTCCATTGATTTGGCAACTTCAAAAATCAGATACAGTTTCTATCTGGGGTGATGATGAAGACATTCAAACTTGGGAGGTTGTAAAGGACCCAGCTCAACGTCAACAGATTAATTATTATGGTTGTAAGTATTATAGGTATCCTAAGAATAAAGAGTACGGTTCCAATGTAATCGATGAGATTCAAGATTCTAGCATCGACCCATTAACAAGTGTCCTTGTTATATTTGATTCTAATGCAACCGCCTTTACTGGAGGTATTATTAAAGTTGGTGATCTTCTTACTGATGATTTGGAAGATCCTGTTGTTTTTCAAACAGGTAACCTTCCAGTTGTTACTGGATTAGGAACGGCAAATTATCCAAAGGTAAGAGTAAACGTAAGTGGATTTTGTACTGGTGCAGACAATAAAGTTTATAGCGATGCCACATCAGGATTCATGTCACAATTTGCTATAGGAGATATCATCTTTTCGGATTTCTTTGCTGCTGGAACTTTCATTGAGTCTTTTGGTACATCAGTTGCTAATCTCGATCTCGCTGGTGGATATAGTAATAATGTGAACATTGATTTTGCTGTAATGAGTAGTGTTTCTTTAGGTACTACATCATCTAATATATTTTCCATAGGTAAGGTAGAAGCTTACCCTGCAGTATTTTTAGATACACAAACTTCAATTGGTGCTTCTCATGCTTCTTTTCTTATTGTTAGGGGACCTAATAATCGAGATCTTCAGTTTGAAGCTACTAAAAACCCCATCGATCCAGTAGAAATTGGAATTGCTGATGGAAATAGAGTTGGTAGAGGTCATAAGATCGATTTGATTAATAATGGAGATCCAAAGCAAACAAAAAAATGGCATGAAGTTCGAGAAGAACCCGAACCTCCAGTTGGTGCAGGATTTGCTGAGTATTGGGTAGGTGCTTCCTCTTGGCCAACACTCCAAGATGTTGATCGGGCTGGTGATGGGGGAGATGCAGCCAACGGTGGGATTCCATACACTTACTCGTATACAGCTGCTACATATGCAGTAGAGGGACAAACTCTAACAGTTGGAGTTGGGGGAACAGAACCGTCAGCTATTATGGGAACTACTGCTGTTAGTCCAAATAATCCAAGTCTTAATGGTTGTGGTAGTCTTACCAGTGCAATTGCAAGTAGAGAAAGTGAGATGTCTTCTAAAATTTCTGAAAATACTCCCAAGATTAACAAATATCTTGATGGAACTAGAATTGTTAGAGAGTTGAGAGGAGAACAAGAAACTACTGCCTGGGGTATGTTGCAAGGTATTGCTTTTGTTAATGATAAGAGAGAGAAACAAAAAAACCAAGCAAAGACTCTTGAGGACTTTGATTGGAGTGAAGTGGGGATCTAATCTCCAGATATATACTATACTCTCATATTATTAATGATACATATTGACTGCTCTAAAGAACCTTTAAATTTTTCACAATACGATCTGTCAAAGGATGAGATCTTCGTGATTGATAATCTATTTCCATGGTGGTTTATTCATCACATGGACAAAACAATTCTGCATGGATTTGGATGGCAGTATGGTCTCTGTAGTGGACGTAAGGATAACAAAGACGGCACGCCAAATTGGGATTATGATAAAGGTGCTGACTTTGATTTTGAAGTTCCTTGTTTCAAACAATCAATCTATCCACCTAAATCGGAATCTTCAGGTGACAGTGCCTACGAAATGTTGTATAATGCAGTTGTAGGTTCTATTAATTTTGATATTGAATTAGGGGAAGTCCTAGTCAATGGACAACAATATATTCATGATACAACTATTCATCAAGATTGTAGTTGTGATAATGGATTAAGCTGGATCTATTATGTAAATAAGAGATGGGAACCTGAATGGGGTGGTCCAACTATTATTGAACATAATGGGGAAACTGTAGAAGTTCTACCAAAACCAGGAAGAGTATGTTTCTTCAAAGGTAATATTCCACATAGAGGTGCTCCTCCCAATGGAGAATATTACCGAGGACTTAGAGCAACTTTAGTATATAAAACTATGAGGAAGGATCCCCTACCTGCTAAAAAATGAAGAAAGAAATCTTTGCTATTCCAATCTTTGAAGACACTATTGATCTTGAACTATTCAAGATTCCTCCATGCAAAGATGAAGAAGTTATAGGAACTTGGGATTCAAACACTCCATCATCATTTAATTCTGAACTAGATATTAGTGATGATGCCATGCAGCACTTAGTTACTGTAATTGAGAAAAATCTTGGTCCCGAGGGTCTAATTGCTATGAATCCTCGTATTGATCATATGTGGAGGAACGTATATAAGGAGAATGATTATCAAGATCCACATATTCATCCAGTATGTCAATGGAGTTTTATCATCTATGAAACGGTAAGATCCAAAACATCATTTCTAAATCCCTCGCTAGGCATCATTCAAGAAAAGTATGGTCTCAATTGCCATACTTTTCCCCCAGACTATAAACCAGATCTAGGACCAGGAAGTATTATTATTTTTCCGTCAATGTTGCTTCACTTCGTAAATAGTGGTAATATTGGCAGTACAATTTCAGGAAACATCTACATGGACTATAGAGGATAACATGGAAGAAGAAAAAGTAATTAAAAGCGAACCTAATGCAAAGTATGGTAATGAGCTTTTGCTTGACAATATTGACTATATTGGTGAAGCAGTTGGCGATATTATCACCAGACTGAAAAGATTGGAACAAAGAATGGATGCCGTTGAGGTTGATGCACGTTCCAATAAGTTTAAAATTGATCGAGTACTTGACATTACTATTGGAGACGGAAAATGAGTACTAAAAAGTTCAAAAAAGTAGATAAAAAAGGACGCGAAGAAATTTGGCAATGGGATGAAACTCCAGAATTATCCAAAGCAATCAAAAGACTTCACAACTCTGGTCTTAAAAGTCCTCCTCCAAGACCTGTTGACATCTAACCTTTTCTAGTCTATATTATTGGTATCAGGATGTTTTAAAAGAGTGGCATCCTGTTTCCTGCCCACATAGCTCAGTGGTAGAGCAACGCTTTTGTAAAGCGTAGGTCGTTGGTTCAAATCCGACTGTGGGCTTTCCACTTTTGTGGAATAGGTTGCATCATCGACATTCTGGACAGGGGTTCGATTCCCCTCACCTCCATTACTTGGGGGTGCCATGGTTTCGACAGGGTACACGGAATGTGACTGAAACCTGCTTGGATAAGCAAACCATAGATGCAAAAACATCTGACACCGCAGCGAATAACATCGTTGCATTCTCCCGCACTCGCGAACTCGCGACTGCCTAAATGGGAGATCGGGGTTAAACTAGCCTTGTTAACCAAGTAGTTCTGGGGGGTGTAATGCCCCCTTTAAATCTAGAGGTTCCATGAAGATCAATCTTTGGTATTCTAATAGTATGGGTCAATGGCGTTGGACTCTTTGCGAGGAGTTTAAGAATGGCACTACTAAAGTAGAACAAACTTCTGGTCAACAACCTATGCTTCGTGATGCTATGAATGATGTAGCAAACACTGTTGAATATCTTCTAGAGACGCATAAAAAAGACAATCCTCTTTAGCTCAGCGGTAGAGCGAACGACTGTTAATCGTTTGGTCCCTGGTTCGATCCCAGGAAGGGGAGTTTAGGGAGATTAGCAATCTGGTGAATGCACCGAGCTCATAATTCGGATAAGGTGGGTTCGATCCCCACATCTCCCATATATAATATAAATTTGTTGCAAATATGTTTGAGATCGGTAATGCGTTAGAAGTTGCTCAACTTGACGGTATTGGACCAAATGCAGTTACATGTATGGTAATTGATAATCTTTATCAAAATCCTGATGAAGTTAGAAAATTTGCATTAACTCGTAGAGGTGAAGCAGGAAAGATCAATGAACACTGCGACTTTGGTGATAGACTAGCAATTCCACACAAAGATATCCGTAATATAAAAGAAGTTATTGATGATTTTGTTAGAAATCGTGCTATCTGGAATAACTGGTACGATGAGTTATCATATGAAACTAATTGGAGAAATGCAGAGTTTTTAGTAAACTTTACTAGTAACCAAACACTAGTCAATAATCCTTTTGGGTTGATTCCTCACCAAGATACATATTTGAGGTTTCAATTGCCATCTAGATTTGGAGTTGTAATCTATTTGAATACTCCTGAGGAATGCCAGGGAGGCACAAACTTCTATAGTTATCTTGACAAACAAGGACTAGAAAGATCTCTACTATATGAAAAACAGTTTACTGAGATAACAAGTGCCGATAATAAATGCACCGAATCTTACCAGGGTTTGTTTGATACGTTACGAATGTCTTCTGCACTAAAAATTGAGGCAGAGATTGGAATGAGATATAATAGGATGCTTATTTACCCTGTAGATGTTCTACATGCACCAAGTATGGCTCCTGGATGGTTCAAAAATAATGAAAGGATTGCACAGGTACTATTTTTGTGAGTAAATACATTGTTCGATGGTCCGAACCAGGAAAACTTTCTCCTCAACAACAGAGCAGATACTTTGATGACGAAATTAATGCCAAGTGGTTTGCAAATGAAATGAAAAAGAGTTATAAATGGGTTATCTGCACAGAATCAAAAAACATAATGGAGTAACTATGATTTGCACAGGTACTATTTTTGTGATATAATCAGTATGTGTGAAGGAAGTGCGACCTCTCTGACCTTAGGGTTGGAGGGGTTTTTTCATTGTCTAAATACAAAAAGGAATAATATATTGAGCAGATAAAATGCCTCTATCAAGATTAGAAAATTTTCTAAAGAACGCTGAAGGTAATATTTTATATGTAAATCCAAGCGACTTTGATGCTACTGATAGTATTGAAAACCGTGGTAACTCACAGACGAGACCATTCAAAACTATTCAACGAGCTTTAATTGAAGCTGCTAGATTTTCTTATCAAACAGGCAAAAATAATGACAAAATTGATAGAACGACCATTCTGGTTTTCCCTGGCATTCACTACATTGATAACAGACCAGGATATACTGTAACGAGTAATCTCGGATCTGCTCAATTTAGTATTAGGAAAAATGCAGGATGGCAACCTGCTGATCTGACTCAGTTTACTTCGGAAACTAATTTTGATATTCTAGATCCAAACAACGAACTTTATAAGTATAACTCCACGGAAGGCGGATCAATTCTCCCCCGTGGTACTTCTATCATTGGATTGGATCTTCGTAAAACTAAACTGAGACCATTATATGTACCCGATGCACTAGATGATAACCAATTATATAGTGGTATTCTTCGTGTTACTGGTACTTGTTACTTTACCGCTTTCACGATCTTTGATGCAGATATTTCTAGAACCGCATACTATGACTATGATAGTAACACAAAGGTTCCTACATGTTCTCACCATAAACTAGCTGCATTTACCTATGCAGATGGTGTAAATAATGTAATAATCAATGGAGAGGATTCTGGGTTAACCGACCTAGATATGTTCTACTTTAAGGTAGCAAAAGCTTATGGTGATGCTTCTGGTAGACCTGTTCCCGATTATCCTACATTCGATGATTTTGAACCAAGTGTAGACGAATTTAGAATTGTTGGTGACCTTGCTGCTGACCCAGTTGGTATTACTTCTATTAAGTCTGGTGACGGTAATACTCCTAATAATATTATCACTGTAGACACGACAAAGGCACATGGACTATTCAAGGATACTCCTGTTCTTATTGCTGGTATCACAACATCTGTTAACTCATACAACGGATCCTTCCTAGTTGAGGAAGTTATCAGCGATACTGAGTTCACATATCTTGCTCCCAGTGTACCTATCACAGCACTGCCAACGTCTCAGGAGATCCAGAATTCGTCTGTAATCATCGAACCCGATACTGTGGGTTCTGCATCACCTTACGTCTTTAACTGCTCTCTACGTTCAGTATACGGTCTCAATGGACTTGATTGTGATGGTGATAAAGCCACTGGATTTAAGTCCATGGTTTGTGCTCAGTTTACGGGTATTTCTATTCAGAAAGATGATGATGCTTTCATTCTCTACAATCCCGACACTGCAATCTTCAATGATGATCTGAGTGTATCTGATTCAGATAGACCTCTACACTCAAACTCAAGAGCAATCTATAAACCAACATTTGAAACCTCTCACATGAGAGTAAGGAACAATGCTGTTGTTCAGTTAGTTTCCATCTTTGCTATTGCATATGCACGTCATTTCCATGCAGAAAGAGGTGGTGATGCTTCAATTACTAACTCTAACTCTAACTTTGGACAAACTGCTCTGGAATCATCAGGATTTAGACCAGAGTCGTTTAATCGTGATGATGTAGGATACATCACTCACGTTCTACCCCCAAGAGAAATCCAAAAAGCAGAAACTACGGCATCTTGGTTGACACTTGATACACCAAAAACTGTTGGTGTTGGTATTACTGATAGACTATATCTCTTTAATTATAATACAGAAGAAATTGTTCCACCTGCACAGGTTGACTCTTATAGAATTGGTGCCAAGAAGGAAGATAAACTATTTTTGAGTATTGTTAATACTCTCACTGGTCAGGCAGTTCAGGAAACTTATGAGACTCCAATTCTTATGCAGGTTCCTTCAGGAACTGGTGTAGAGTCCGAGAAAGACTATAAAGTTATTAGAAATTCTGGTGTCAATGCTATTATTTCTAATGTTATTACCCTAACAACTAATCACCAACTCAATAATGGTGAGAAAATTAGAATCTTCTCTAATACTGGAGAAACTCCAAACGGTATTGTTAATGATAAGATCTACTATGCTATTGCTGGTGGTAACCTTGCTGCAAATAGAATTCAGTTAGCATCTACACGTAATGATGCTCTTGCTCGTAGACCTCTAACTGGTTTGGCTAATGGTGGTGGTGAACTAACTGTAGTTTCTAGAGTTACTGATAAATTACCAGGAGATCCTGGACACCCAATTCAATGGGATAATGTTAATACACAGTGGTATGTTATTGCTCACCCCAGTGAAACATTTAACCAGATCTTCCCAGCACTTCAAACTATTGGTGCTGGTGTTATTGGTGATGAAACTGGTTCAACATACGTCAAACGTAGAGTAGATAACAGATCCCTTATCGATAGATTGTATCGTGTTAGATATGTTCTACCTAAAGAACATGTTGATGCTCGTGCTCCTAAACCTGGATTTGTTCTACAGGAATCTAAGACTGTTGGTATTGGTAGTGCATCTTTCCTAACTGCGGATCTCTCTAACCCAACTCAACTTAAGAATGTTAAGATCATTAAGAGTGCTGATTTTAATGGCACAACTATTACGATCACAACTGAACTTCCTCACAGATTGATTGAGGGTGATTTAGTTAAAGTTAAAAATGTAGAGTCCGTTAACAATCCACTTAATACCTATAAAGTTGGATTTAATGGTGAGTTTGAAATTGATAATGTAGTTTCTAGTAAGGCATTTACCATTACTGGTATTACTACGGATCCTGGTGCATTCCTTAATGAAATTAACGAGAGAACTACGCAACAACAAATTGAAGATCTTCCTATAGTTGAAAGATCTAAAGCATTGGACTCTCTATATGTGTATAGAGTGCAAGAGTCTAAACCACATATTCCTGGAACTTCTGGACAAGATGGTGTATATAACCTAACTCTCGTTTGTGGTTCTATTCCTTTGGATAAGGATCTTGGTTTCGGTGTATCTACTAAGTCCTTCTCGCAGGATATTAGAAATCTATATCCTCAACAAGATAGAGACAACTATACATCTGATCCACAACCATCTATCACTCATGCTAATGCAAGTGTTATTGGTAACGTAATTTCTAATAATAGACAGAACTCTTTGACTCGTGAGGCACTGTCATATTTCATGCAAGGTCAGAGAGTTGGTTATGCTGTAACTGGTGCAGTTGTCACTGGTACGGGTAACACCACTCTTACAATGTTCACGGATTCAGAACATAGATTCAATCAGATTAAGAGTCTTAATATTATCGAGCCTGGTTCTGGATATAATAACGGTTCTGGTATTTCGACTGTTATCTATGCTGCAGATCTCGAAAACGTTGCTTTAACTGGCAAACAATCATCAGCTAAAGTACAAATTTCTGCCGCTGGTACTGTAACAAGTGTAGAGATTCTTGATGGTGGTACTGGTTATGGTATTGGTAATACCATGACTATCTCTGCTTTCCCAGCAGGATCTCCTACAACTAATGCTGTTGTTGAAGTTACTGGTGTATTTGATAACATCTATGATGGTATGCACCTATCTGGTTTCGCAGATCCTATTCTGAATGGAACATTTAAAATTGTAGACATTCCAAGTTCTAAGTCAATCTCTGTAGAAATTCCACAATCTAGAGGACTAGGACCATACTTCACTGTCAGAGATGACAGAAGACTCCCAACATATCATCATGCAAATATTGGTGTTGGAGTAACTTACATTGATGTTATTGACAGAGATGAAGGCTCTGTAAAACTTCTAACAGATGCTAACCATACTTTGGTTGCTGGTAACTGTTTTACTATTCAGGGAACTGGAAATGGTAATTGGGATGATAACATCTTTATCGTTGATGATGTTGACAATGATAATCCACTAAGGAGTATTCACTTCAGTGTTGGTGTTCATACTGTTGGTTTCATAACTGCATATGACACAATTAATACTAGACTATTTGGTACTGGTATCAGTGCAAACTCTAAGACTCTAGGTCTTGGTGAAAATAATCTTGCAGGTAGAGCATCTTATTTCTATGCTGGTATTTCCACCACTGTTGATGCTCCAATCACTTCTACTGATACTGTACTTACTCTTACTTCGACAGAAGGATTTAGTAAAGGAGATTATATTGTCATTGGTTCAGAAATCATGCGTTTCACCAGTGATAATATTAATAGTGTTCTTCGTGGTCAGTTTGGTACAGTTAATACCTCAGCACCAGTTGGATCAACTATCAAGAAGATTGCAGTTCTTCCAATGGAACTTCGTAGACCATCTATTCTCCGTGCGTCTGGACATACATTTGAATATCTAGGTTATGGATCTGGTAACTACTCAACATCTCTGCCACAAAAACAGGATAGAGTTCTAACAGATATAGAAACACTTGCCGCACAAAAGAAAGAACTTGATGGTGGTAAAGTTGTATACACTGGAATGAATGACAGTGGTGACTTCTATACTGGATATAAGAGGTTATCGTCTATTACTGGTGAAGAAGAAGTTGTTGGCGCACCCATCTTCTCATATACTGGAGATGATGCTGAGGCAGAAGGAACTAAGAGAGTTTCTGGTGTATTTGATGAACTACTTGTTAGGGAATCAATTACGGTTGAGGGTGGTGACAATAACAATAGAACATCCCAATTCTATGGTCCTGTAAACTTCACCGAAAAACTTGCTAATAGTTCGGATGCCGGCATTGAAACTAAGAACTTCTTCCTGAGAGGTAATGCACCTCAGGGTAAATTGATGACAGTTGGTATTCAAACTCCAACAGGTGCTAAGAGATCAGGTGACCTTTCATTCATTGGTATTCCTGATAATGGTGGGTATGTTGGACACATTTATGCCGAGGGTGATTGGAGAAGATTTGGTGTTATTTCTAGAGAGAAGCATAGAAACTTCTACACCGTAGATCAAGTATCTATTGGTGCTAGTGATGGTTCTACTTTCCGATGGAGAGATACTCTAGAAGTTAATGGTGTAACTAAACTAGATCACCTATTTGTTGCTGGTATTGTTACATTTGCATCTAATCAGACATTCTCTGGTGTTACTTATGACTCCATTGTTGTTAGACAACTTGCAAACTTCTATGCTTATAATTTCTCTGGTGGATTCTCCGATGAGGGTATTAAGTGGGAAACTTATGGATACTATACTCAAGTACATGAGGGAGGCACATCCAGACTTCACGATATGGAAGTTGTTGGTACTTATGTTTCCTTCAAATCCAATTGTAAGGTTGATTTCCTAGGAGAAATTACTTCTGGTTACACTGGTATTAACTCAATCAAGGGTGACATTACCTGTAGTAACATATCTGTAAGAGAACAAGATCCACTGAATGGTAGTGGTAAGTTCTTTGCTGAAGATCTTGTAGTTCAAACTGGTTTTGCTACTGATTTCAATGTTGGAACTACTGGACCTGGTGGAGTTCTGACAATTGGTAATAGATCAGGATCTACACTTAATGGCCATGCAAACATTGTAAGTCTTACTGGTCCTGGTATGCCAGATGATACTGGTGGAGGAAGTGTAGCACTACCAGTACAAGGCGGTGGTGAAACATATCAAGGTGTTTCGAGAGTTGCTATTACTAGTGCATATATCAATGTTGGTGTTATTACCAACTTCCATGCACCTTCTGTCTCTCATCTAAATCAACCAAAAATTCAATCTGGTATTGCAACTAACTTTGAGGTAACAAATAACCTGACTGTTACTGATGGTGGATCTAGTGCCACTATTAAGACTCTTAATTATACTACTGGTTCTGGTACAGATCTAACTTTGACTGGAGATCTAGAAGTTCAGGGTGGATCTTCTGTTGCAAGAATTAGGGAAATTGAATTTGATCAGCAAATTGTAGGTCCAACTGCAATATTTAATGATGTTAAAGCAACTACATTAAATCCAAAAACTGCTAGTACTCTTACTATTAATTGTACGGCAATTACTGCAACATCAACAATTACTTGTACTGATAGTGGTTCTTCTGCGACGATTAACAATATCACATCGCAAGAACTTACCATGGAACCTTCTTCCAGTGGTATTATCAAAACACCTAAGTTGGAAGTTGGTAATAGTAGTGGTGACCAAGGTGCCGATGCTAAGATCAGATATCTGAATGGATATACTGCTAATGGTGTCACTCAACTGGATATTAATTGTGGTACTAATGGTAAAGTAAAATCATTCCAATTTGAATCTACTTGTGCCACTGGTAACGCACCATTCAAGTGTGTATCTACAACTAAAGTCACCAACTTTAATGCAGACTTACTTGATGGAATGAATACGTCTTCTACTAATCAAAGTAGTGCTAGTATTGTTTCCCGAGATAGTTCTGGCAACTTTAAAGGTAATATTATTACCGCAAATAGTTTCAGTGGAGGAACTATAAGTGGTAGTAATGGATCATTTAGTGGCACACTCAACGTAAGTAGTACAATCACTGGTAACGTTACTGGTAATTTAACAGGAACTGCCTCTAATGCGACTAAGGCACAGAGTGTTGATAAGCTCAAAGGCATTTTACATAACGTTGGTGAAAACCAAACTGTTGTAGTCAGTAATTTCAAATACGAGAATAGTTCAGTTTATGCTCCTAATTTCAGGGGTAAATTTATTGGTAATGGTTCCGAGGTCACTAACCTAAACGCATCAAACATCACAACAGGAACACTACCTTCTAGTGTAGTTCCTGAAATCAGTGCTGATGATATCGTAGGAGGAACACTTGATGCTTCAGTGGTTCCAACACTAAACCAAGATACAACTGGCAAGGCGGGTAAAACCGATGACGTTCTGGTCAATGGTTTAGGGAATGACTCTGGTCCACACTATCTTATTCTACAGAAAGGCAATGCGGGGGGTGGTGCGTACACTAGAATGAGAGTTGATTCTGGAATATCCTACGACTCAAACTCCAATGACTTAAGAATAAAAGGAGACGTTGTTGCTTTCGTATCAGATGATCGACTGAAGACCAATAGAAATACTATTGCAAATGCTCTAGAAAAAGTACGTTCTTTGAATGGTTTTACATTCAACTTTAACGAACGTGCTCTTGATGAATTTGGTAAAGATACAACAATTGACCATGTTGGTGTTTCTGCACAAGAGGTTGAAAAAGTTCTACCTGAAGCAGTTACTGATTCTGCACACGACAGTTACCTAACCGTTAAGTATGAAAAGATTGTTCCTTTGCTTATTGAAGCAATTAAGGAACAATCTGATCAGATTGATTCCCTCAGAGAGGAGATTAAAAAACTGAAATAAATACTAAAAATGGGTATTTTATGATGAATTTAAATTATGTAGAACCCGAAAATATTAGGGTCAATGCGGATGCTATCATCAATAACAAAAAGATAGGGGAAAAAAATCACCCTCTAGTTGTTGTTGATGATTTTTTAATGGATCCTGATAGGTTAATATCAGAATATATTCAATCCACTCCCCTGGTATTGAATAGTATGGAATCCGAATCTTTACTGCCTGGATGGTTCGGTTATGTACCTAATAGATTCCCTGAGATTGACTCAGCAGCTACACAATTGCTAGATTTGTATACGGATTTTGATATTCCAGAAGATAAATTAGATGAATATCGTTGGAACTATCAGATTAATGTACTGCATGGTGGTGTGCAGTGTGCAAGAAAATGTCTACAACCTCATGTAGATCCAGCAATGATGGCATTTGTATTGTATTTGAATAAAGATGAACAAAACGGCGGTACTGCATTCTACAGACATGCTGACGCAGGAGAAATAAATCTACAAAATGTTGATAAATCATTCAAAAGAACTTCAGAATATTGGAAATATAAAGAATGGCAATTTGAAAAAATGAGGGATACGAAAGACGAATATGTAAATTTCGACTCTAATGGAATGGATGATGCTTGGGAAGAATATCATTATGAACCTATGAAATTCAATAGATTAATTCTATATCCAGCATATGTTTTTCACAGTTCTTTAATGAAAATTGACTGGTATAAAGAGAGTCCACGAATAAGTTTATCTGGATTTATTAGCCCCAAGTATTTTACTGAATGAAATTACAAAATTATATCCATACACATAACAATATTCTTAACGAAAAGGATCACCAAAGATTTATAACTTTGTGTGATCAGTTTGATTTTGGTAAGATCGATAGACCAAACGGAGATGAATTTTATAATATGAAAAATACAGAAACATGTAGATTTCATGTATGCCTGTCACGTTCTGGTGATGAGGAAGAGTTGTGGAATTTATGCCATAAGGTGATGTTAAAGACTATTCCCATAGTATATTCAGACTATGAGGATTTTCTGCCTGAAGAAATGGATCTTTATAATAAATATAGCGGATACTGGTTATGTAAGTATCCCGAAACTGGAAGAATAACATATCATGCGGATCTTAACGGTGATGCTGGTTCAGTTACAGTTTCATATGGTATAAATGATGATTATGAGGGTGGAGAACTTAGGTTCTGGAAAACAATAGACTTGGAAAAGAAATCTAACTCTGTTCACATATATCCAAGTAATTTTTTATATCCACATGAAGTGACACCAGTAACTAAAGGTATACATTATTCGATAGTTTGCTGGTTTGGTTACGAAAAAGGTCAAGATTGGAGTTTAATCTAAAAATGGTAGAATTAGAAAGACTTGAAAGAGTACAACAATCTGGAAAGTATCCAAACTTAATTACATCGACTGACGTTGATAACGTTAAGAAAATTACTGAAGCAAACCCGAGTCTGTTCGCTTATAGTTGGTCTGATAAAAGATCTACTAGGAGAGATTCTGGAGCACTCTTTTCAAAAAAATCTGATGGGACTACCTTATATGGATTTTGGTTTGAATCTCAATTAGGAACTGGGACATATAGACTATGGGATGGACATGTTATCCGCAATAATCTATTAAACTATACGTTTAATATTATTGGATATTTCTTCAGTGCCGATGATCTCAATTGCCCAGAGGAAGAACATATTTCTTTAGATTCTGTTCCCCTATTTGAACCATCTATCATGTCATTATGTTCTCTTGTTACTGAGATTACAGGAAGACAATCGATTGGAGATCTCAAAAGAGCACTAGATTCGGTAAAGAATGTAGATGATTTAACCGAACTAGACTATACAATAAACTATTTGCGTATTAATAGGAAGAGACAGACTGTAGAGATTGGACTAGAAAAGAGTGAAAACGAAAATTCATTCTCTACATTAATAGAAAAGGTAACACCAGAAGGTTCTTTGGCGAGAACTAATTGTCGTGCAGTTTCTGAACTCATCGAAGAAGATTTTTTGTCTCAGGATGGAGATAATGAAACTACAATACTAATTAAATATGGACCAGAAGGATTATATGAGGAGACATCTTTTGTAATTTCTACTACTTATAGTAAACTTGCTCCATCAGGTACAAAACCTACGGATAACTATCAAGTATTTCAACAAAGATCTGCATCACACTCAAATTTTGTATCTGATAGTTTATATAAATGTAACAATTACCGTTGGATAGATGAACATATTAAAGATGAAATCATCACCTGGGAAGATGATGAAATCTTAGAAACTGTTTATGGTGTAACTGTACTTACTGTTTCAGCATCAGGAACTAATACTGAAATCATGTATGGATATAGTGGAGTTAAGGGAGGCAATCAACCTCACAGTTAGATAAAACCGATGGTGCCATTGCCGCTTGAAGTCCAAGTACCAACGCAAATGCCACCGCCGCCACCTTTGTCCCCATTTTCTCCATCACGGCTGCCGCGATATCCGCAATCATGCTCGTCCTTTCCACCATTTGATCCTTTACCACCGTTGCCGCCGCCAGCGCCATTCGCCCCAAAATTGCCGCCGTTGCCGCCATCACCACCTTTTCCACCTTTACCGCCTGAACGGTCGCTACCGCCACCGCCACTGCTGCCGTTTGTACGGGATCCATTAAAGCGATTGTTCCAAGAGTTACCTGTCCATTTATACCCAGCACCATGACCGCCGTGTCCGCCATTGCCGCCATCGCCGCCCTCGCCTCCATCTTTACGGCATTTAATTTTGGTTTCATGACAGAACCAACCTGAACATCTCTTAACGCCAGAGTTCCCTCCGCCGCCTCCTTTGCCACCTCTACCGCCGCCACCAGCGCCGCCGCCACCGCCGCGGATTCTGTTATTCCAGTCACTGCTTCTTGCTTCTATGGGAGAAGCAACGTGCAAAGCATATCCTGCATTGCCTCCATTACCTGAGTTTGCGTTTCCTCCTGGACCAGAATAACCATATACTTTTCCATTAACTCGGAATTGTAATGCTCCTTTCCCTGTAGCGTTCCACCTAAATGCTGGTTGATTAACATCTAATGAACCACAATGACCAGTTACAATAACTTTTTTAGAGAAATTGTCATTTTGATAGATCATATCATTGTTGAAGACTTGCCATCTCGCTTTCAAGTGAGCAAAGTTGCCATTACAAGAAGCAACAACTCCGTTAACAGCACCACGGAGTTTAGAAAATTTCCAAGTTTCATTTGGAAGAGGCACATTATTGTTTTCGGGAATAGCAACAATCCTTCTAGTTCTAGTATATTGTGACGCTCTTATATCAGTGCCACCAAACTTGTCTCGGAGTTGACTAAAACGCATGTCTCCACTATTGAAGTTAGTATTATATGCGTTTGAAATTGTACCTCCACTAACATCAAAGTCTGCTATACCCTCTGAACTTGCAATCGATTCTTTAACATTATCTGGAAGATCTTCTGGCAGTTGACCATCCATCATTGCAGTTTTTGGATAACTGCATACTAATGATTCGGTTCTACTGTCAACAGATAGAGCAAGTGTTTGTTCATTAATATTGACATGATGTAAAGTATCTTCGTCTGCATTTACAATATAAATTTGATCCTTATTTCCATTGAATCGTCCAGCAATTGTGGAAATCCATTTAGCACAATCTCTTAGGTCTCTATTAGATTTAAATGGGACACCAGTATCTCTAAACATACAGTCTACAAACACGACAGTGTTAGAATGTGAGACAAACTTCTCAATAATTCTATCTTCTGTGCCCGCTTGATGCTGAAATGTAGTTCCTCTAATTAAAATCTTATATTCACCATTATCTCTCTCTTCATCATATTGATCTGGTTGAAACCAAACATAAGAATAGAAGATAAAATCATCTACACTAGAAAGTTGTTTATATACATGTCTTTCCGATAAGTGAGTATAATACTTGATCGGAAATGCCGCAGGGGCATCTGATTTATCTAGAACTTCCTGATCATAATTATACTCTCCATCTGTAGGATTAGTAGACATGATTATATCTTGACCTATTATAACTTTATTTATAGCAATAAATACTAAAAACAGTCAAATTTATTATGGCAAACTACTCAAAAGAGCTCACAGAACGTTCTGAAAATCTCAGAGCAGAACTTCAAGAAATGCAAAAGAATTTTGAATCGAAGAGAGAAGAGTATCTAAAATTGCAAGGAGCATTGGAAATGTTGCAAGTATTGGATAACGACTCTAAAGAAGCAGAGGATGATGATTGAACCTTAGCAGAGTTATCATACTGCTGTAGGGGTCGCTCTGTCAATGAACGACCCATTAGAATCTCTTATCGAAAAAACGCTTGACAATATGGATCATCTTTGCCATACTATATTTGTCTGACGGGGGTTCCCCACGATGACACACACTACAGTCCCTACAAGGATTATTATTATGTCTGGCAAAATTACAGAAGTCGCAGTAAAAGATCTCTCCACCCGCAAGGTGATGCAGAAGGTCACACAATTCGCTACACTCAAAGATTTTTCTAGAATCGTCAAACAAACTGGTCGCGATTGCACGGTACAACGTGAGTCTGTTTGGCGTTTCATTCCTGATAAACAGTCTAAGTATATGAGTGCCCTTGCACAAGGTTACTCTGATACTTCCATCTTTCACCTCATCAACCTTGAGAAATCGGTAGAGATTCTTGAACCGATTGCTCTGTCATCTGGTGTTCCTCAAGATCTGCAATTCATTGATCACCAGAAGTTGTTCATCTCCAAAGATTTCAACTGGGTTCACATCGACGGTGGCAATCGTTCCGATACCATTATGGATTGGTTCGACAATAAGATTGCTCTTCAACCTGGAAACTATGTGATCCCTACTGGTGAAGGTGATCTGGTTCGCTACACTCTGAACAAGACAAACTACTTCACTTATGAAGTATGTTGTGAAGAGTTTCCTGCTCTGGTTGAGTTTATCGACAACCAAACGATTGCATGGATCGAGTATTCTGGTCTCAATCGTGAAGAACGTCGTGATTTGTTTGAACGTCTGAATGATAACGAGAACCTCAACACTGAGGAACTTCGTAACTGCAGCACATCTGAGATCTGCACAAGTATTCGTGAACTGAACTATAAGTACAAGGATCGCTTTGTACTTGACAATGAGAAGAAGACTTTTGTTCTTAAGTCTAATGCAGAACGATACAAGTTCTGTGCATATCTTGCATCTCTCCTGAACTACTACACTTTCCGTGGTCAGGTTGATGCCTTCTCACCCAAGACTCTTGACTCTGATTACAACTCAAACTCTGAGGCAGAGAACAACTTCAAAGACTTCAAGAAGTTCTTTGAATCTACTTTCATGCCGATGGTAAAGTATGTCGGTGATTTCACCAAACTTGGTGGTGCTCGTAATCGTCTGATTGATCTTTACTGTGCTCTGGTTGAAATCTATGCCGAGGGTGATGAAGTTCACCGCCTGGATAACAACAAACTGGACTATGAATCCTTCCTTGAGTGTTATCTTGAGTTGGTTGGTAAATATTGGGGTGAGGAAGATGCAAGGTTCGAGACTGGTCGTTCTTCCTGTAAGTTCAAGGATCTATATGGTGCTAACACCAATTACAAGATGAAGCACCGTCTGGAACTTATCCGTAATGAGTTCATCCCCATGTTGAAAGAACGTGGTATTGTTGTCACTAAGGATAAGACTCGTTATTTCCCTCAGGAATGGCGTCGTATTCTATGGTCTCGTCAACAGGGTAAGTGTGCTCTGACTGGTGAACTTATCCCAATCACTGATGTTGAGAACGGTGATAAAGTCCACATCGATCACATTATCCCACACTCAAAAGGTGGACAGACTATCATGGAGAATGCTCAACTTGCTCTTGCAGGTCCAAACATGGAGAAGAGTAATAAGTGAAGTTATTCCCTGTTCTAGTTGAAGAGTATGACCTTTCGGGGTCTACTCTCTCTAAATTTAAACAAATAATTGGTGAACAGGGACAGAAAGGATTCCACCATTTATCTGTTACTGGAGAGTCTAGTCATGGCAGATGGGATCCTTTTTCTATTGAAGAATCTCTTCCCGTAGGTAAATTATTCGTAGATTGTCTTCAGGATTATGTTAACAAACTTCGATGTAAACCTGTACAAATTGACAATACCTGGTATAATGTTTTACCTACTGGTGGATATACAAGACGACATCGACATGAATATAGTGTAGTGAGTGGAGCACTTTATCTAGATCTACCACAAAATAGTGGTGATCTTTATTTTGTTTCACCACTACAACCATATAGAATGTGCGAGTTACATGAAGATTACTCCGACTATAATGCCTACGAATTTGATCTACCGATAAGAGAGAATCATCTCTATCTCTTTCCAAGTTGGTTGGAACATGGTAGTAGAGTAAATGAGAGCGATCAAGATAGAATTATGGTTAGTTTTAATACAAGTCACTACACTTCATCATCATGACTAATTCATTCACTGCTACAGTCCGTACTAGAGACAATCGACTCGAAACTATCGAGTTTGAATCTATCTCTCCTTCTCCCTCTGATGCTAAGGCACAATGCGAGTCTATGACTGGTGGAGAGGTTGTTAACATCCATCCAACGAGTTTATACTAACCAGTCTACAAACTGTCTCAGAGACGCTCCTAGGGGGGTCTCATGGAGTATAATTAAAGAGTCCTCTGAGAGACCCTTGCCAATCACCAATAAATACAACGTCTAGATTAACTCATTATGGCAGATCAACGCGCTTCTATCCACACACAGGACAGACTTACCAAACAACTGAATGCTACAATGGCAACAGTTGGTGAACTTGACCGACGATTGGGTGAACTTGAGCAACTCGTACTAGGTGCTCTCAATAAAACTCAAAGTGATATTGTTGCTCTTCACAGTGAACTGAGTTCATTCCGTGAAAAGATTTCAATCACAGAAAAGTTTGACATGGTAACACCTGTCTCTGAAGGTCCAACTGAACTCCTAACTGGCGACTCTCAACCTACTTGATTATGAACAACGACCAATTTGATTTTGAGTACAACGATTTCGATGAACTCTATGATAGTATGATGGAAACTGGTCCTGAAGATTGGATGCCTAATAGTGGTATCCGAGAGAAATTCGATCCCGAAACTGAGAAACTACTTCGTCAGTTCTAGTCATGTGACGGTTATCATACTGTCCCACCTCCTTGCCTAAGGGGGTTTTTTTGTGTATAATTAATCTATGAACGGAACACGAATGACCCTGACCCTTCGTCCACATCAGAAACGCATTCTTAATAGTATGCTTGCCTATGACAAGGGTCAAGTCATCGTGCCTACAGGTGGTGGCAAAACTATCTGTATGATTCAGGATGTTGTGGAGAATTGTAAGTATATTGACAACGGAATGACGACTGTTGTTGTTGCTCCACGTATTCTGTTGGCAGAACAACTGTGCTCTGAATTCCTTGAGTTGATTGATACTACTCACACGCATGTGATGCACGTTCATAGTGGTGAAACCGACCACTATTCTACAACCAAAGCAAACGATATTCATGTCTTTGCTAACACTGCTCGTGCAGTAGGTGAGAATGTTATTATCTTTACCTCTTATCATTCTCTTCATCGTGTTGTGGAAGCAGACATTGAGGTAGACAACATCTACTTTGATGAAGCACATAATAGTGTTCAGAAGAACTTCTTCCCTGCGACTGAGTATTTTGCAGAGAACACAAATCGTTGTTACTTCTTTACTGCAACACCTAAACATTCTCTCACGCCTTCTAAACCAGGCATGAATTGGTCTGTTTATGGTCAGGTTCTGTGCAATGTTCCTGCTCCTGAGTTGGTTGAACAGGGTTACATTCTCCCCCCTAAAGTTGTAGTCAAGCAACTGCCTATGATCAAAGGTCGTAAGGTTATGTTTGCTGATGATTGTGACAATCTGCTTGAGACTATTGATGACAACAAAATCAACAAAACTTTGATCTGTGCTCGCACAACAAAACAGATCATCAATCTTCTCACTCATTCTAAGTTTTGTTTACAACTTCGCAAACGTGGTTATTCTTGGATGACTATTACATCGAAGACAGGTGCAATCATCGATGGCAAGAAAGTCAATCGCGATGTATTCTTTGACACTCTGAACACCTGGGGCAAGGACAAGACCAAAAAGTTTGTTGTTCTTCACCACTCTATTCTGTCTGAGGGTATCAACGTCAGTGGACTTGAGGCTGTTATCTTCATGCGTAACATGGATTACATCGGTATCAGTCAGTCTATCGGTCGTGTGATCCGTCTGGGTGGAAGTGAGAAGAAGTTTGGGTTAGTTTGCATCCCAACTTATGACAGAGTAGGTATCAGCACTGCCAAGAAAGTTCAGGCAGTTGTTGATGTTGTGTTTAATCAAGGTCAACCCGCTATCAGTGAGATTCGTCGATGAACTACACCAAAGAACAACTTGTGGACGCACTTGTTCATGAATGGGAATATCTCTGCCATGACGATTACGATCCACAAGATCCAACACCAGAAGAATATCGCAAAGAGATGGAAGAACTTACAATCGAACAATTGATTGAAGAGACTGACACTGGCGAAGGTTACACACTCGATGAGTTTATGGAGTGTCATGGATAGATGAAAGACAAGTATCATAACCACAATTCAACTATACTTAACAGTAAGTATATAAAAGATTATGTCTCACCTAATGGGTTGTTTGCTGTACTCCCTTGTGGCAAAAAATGGATGGTAATTTGCAATGGTGATCCAATGGGATTATCATCCTCCTTTGATATTGCCATGCGTAGAGTAGAAAAACTCCAAAAGACATATTCTAAATCGCAGAAACGTACCAAAACACCTGTCAAACGAAAATCAAAGAAAATTCAAAATAAACATTTACTGAACCCTAGTGGTGGCAAGGGTTCTCGGGGACAGGGTGGACAGTTGAATGAACTGGACACCATACCCACCAATCCACTGTTAGATGCCTTACAATAAGACTGTTGAAAAAACAACTATGACCAAGACCAAGACCAAACGAGTCACTGTGACTCCGCTATCTCGGAAGGCAAAGAATAGGTTTGCCAATGAGATGGACCTCTTTCATTCTTGCACTATTGAAAATGAACGTGAGATGGCAGATGGTTCTCAGTGGATGTTTCTCAAGTCACTGAATCAATGTTACTTTTTTTGGGTGCCTGTTAAGGGTAACAAAGATTGGAAAGTTGACAAGTAACTAATTTTACACTAGACTAATCACATGCAAAACACAATGATCGAACAAATTCGTGACAACTGTCTCGACAATCTAGAAAATACTTATGCTTCTCGTTTGGAAGTATTAGTCGGTGAGGATCGTTACGATGATGCAAAATCAATCGTCAGTGAGATGGTTGTTGATGACGAATCTGAAGACTCTGAGTGGACTTTTGTGGACGATATGAGTCAGTATAATGACGATGATATCCCAAACTTACGATGGATTGAAATTGAGTAAAGATCGAGATATTAGGGTCAGTCTACATGTGATTGACCCACTAAGAGCACACTTTAAGTTTCTACAAAATCTTAGAAAAGATTTAAAGAGACCAGGCACTAAACTTCGCAAAAAGGACAAAAGACGCAAATGACTTTCGGATCACTTCATCTCTTCGGAATACCTGTTCATAAGATTTCTCTGCCTAATTGGGACGAGTTGAAACCTCAATTACTTGAGATGATTGATCTTGATGATGATGAATGTAAGAATAATACTTGTACCACTGATTTCTTTAAGGTTGGCAATGTTACACCACATCCATACCTAGAAAAGTGGTGGAAATTAATTGGCGAACCCCTGGAAGATGTTTGGCAAAAAGTAGGTCTTCCTCGACATGGTGACTATACTAAGTTTCAACTATGGACTCAAAGATATCACTGTGGAGACTATCATGGTTTGCATAATCATGGGTTTGGTAATATATCTGGTGTTCTCCATCTTGAGTTTAATCCCGAGATACATACCTCTACTATGCTTCAATGTCCTTACCTAGATCCTCTCTATGGTAGAGTATTAATGATGCAACTTCCAGACGTTCAGGAGGGTGATATTATACTTTTCCCTGCTGCAATTGGTCATGAATCACAACCAAATGCAAGTAATGATCAAAGAACAATCATGTCATTTAATATTCCTATCCGATAATTAATGGTAAAAGAGAAATTTCCATGGAAGGCATTTCCATTTAGATTGGAGACTAAGGACGCTGTTTGTCACTTTGTGTGTCGAGAACACGCCGAGAAATATATTAAAAGATATAAACTTAAGAAATCGAAATATACACTAGAAGAACGACCCTCCGAGTGAGGGTCTTTTTTTATGGCAAATTGCCTTTTATATAAAAAGCGCCCAAAAACATCAGTATCATCGTTTTGGGGGTGTGCTTATATAAAAACTGTCACATAGGGGGCAGACAAGGCGTTTTTTATGGTTTATTATAAACTCATGAAAAACACCCACCTTGAGCACCCCGAGGACGCGATTTTATATAATCGCGAGACCTTTAACAATATGCTCCAGTTCTTGCGTGATCGTAGCAGCACCGCCACTGTTAAGTGGGACGGTGCTCCCGCTATAGTATTCGGTACAAATGAAGGAAAGTGGTTTGTTGGTACAAAAAGTGTATTCAATAAGGTAAAAGTAAAGATCAATTATAGTCATCATGATATAGAACTCAATCACGGACATCTTCCTAAGGTTGCTGCTATCTTACATACATGTTTCGAGTGTTTGCGTAAGACTCCAGGAGTTTGGCAAGGTGATTTTATAGGTTTTGGTGGAACTGATACTTTTACTCCAAACACACTCACATATAACTTTGACGAGACGATTGATAAGGGTATTGTTGTAGCAGTACATACCAGTTATCATGGTAAAGATCTCAAGACAATGTGTGCAAACTTTGATGCTAAGTGGGATAGATATGAACATAACAGTAACACTCGATATCTGAACACTGATGCTCATTTTACCTCCCGTAGTCGTAGAATTGACTACCTTATTAATTTTGCTTCTGTGGTTGCAAATCTTGTTAGATTTCCTGAGAAACAGAGAGGAAAGGAACTCAAAGTAGCGGTTAATAAGTGTATTCGTGAGAATACTGATATTTCTAATGCAGGTATGGGTAAGACCATGACATTGCTCTATAAAACTATCATGGAAATCAAACGATTGATGATGAAAGGGATCACATCTGATGAAAACGTTCAGGTACAGTTTGATGATGAAGATTGTGATCATGAGGGTTACGTTGTGACCAATAAGTATGGCACCTATAAACTTGTAAATCGTCGTGAGTTTTCATATCGCAACTTTACCAAAATCAAAACTTGGTAATAAATAAATTGTACTATTCCTTAACAACGATGACAAGATTCGGAGAATTGCTAGGTGGAAAATCCTCACCTGAACCCACAGCACCAGCACCAGCAGCACCAACGCCACCCGCACCAGTTGCTGCACCAGAGCCAGAACCAGTTATGATTGCTGATGAGCCAAAAATGATGGACTTGGAAGAGTCTGACGGCGCAGATGTTCTGACTGAAGATAAGCCAGAAGAGAAAAAAGGTGACGCAAAGTATAATTTTATTAGAGACTGAGTGGACAGTGGCACAAAGTGTCCACTAACCTCCCACAGACCACCCATATCATGTATATTAGATGAGTGGAGGGGAACAGGACACCCATTCATCACTCCTAAGTGAGTCAGTTGGCAACTCTACTGCTGGTGATAAACTCCACACAAATCGAGAGGTAAATTAAATGTGTTCCCTTACGTGGAACCGCCTCTCTCTCACTCTCTTTTTCATTCTTTCTTTATGTCAACTAACGCTCGCATCGGCATCCAACTTAATGGCGGTATTGTTAGTGTTTATCATCACTGGGATGGTTATCCTGAGTGGTTGGGTGTTACTCTATCCAAAAAGTATACCACCAAAGAAGATGTTTCAGAACTAATTGACGGTGGCAATATGTCATGTATTGCTTCAGATACTGATTGGGATCGTAAGAAGTGTGCCGAACACGTTCAGTATTACACTGGTCGTGGCGAATCTATCGAAGAGAATGCACCTAAACTTGCAGAATCAATCACTGAGTATTTCGATCAGTGTGATAACTGTGGTGCAGAATACGCTTATATTTTTGACAAAGGTGAATGGTTCTGTTATGATGTTAAAACATGGTCCGATTCTTTCGGACAACTCATTGAAATCCCTGAAGAGGTAGCAGCATGAGGATTGCACTTTCTGCCATCGTTGTTCTATTAGGTGTAAACCTTCTAGTCAGTTTGCTAAACTCAGACATGATGAAAACTATTGAATCACGGAACGAAAAACTATGTCAAATGGATCAATCTCTTTGCCGAGATTAGACGTTCCCATGAGAATCTTAGGTAGCATCTTCGTGATTGCTGCCTATTTTATTGTTTTACATGTGAATGTTTATCTTGGGGTGACAATGAACCTGATTGGGGATACAATGTCACTGCCATATTTCATCAGAACTAAGTCTTATGACGTTGTGGGAATGTTAGGATTCCTCATGGTCATTGGTCTATCTAAATTAGTATCAACATTATGACTGATCAACAACCAAAAACAACACTTAGAGATTCTCTAGGTTCTAATCCTACAACTGAAAAGAATATTCCTGATGATCAAGTCTGGATTGATGATGCCTTTTACGTTAAAAAGACACGGTTTGGACTTTATACTAGTGTCTTAAAAGAACCTTATGGTGCTAACTTTCTTACTGGCGCCACTGAAGATGGTGTTACTCAGATGACAAGATTTCATCTTAAGTGTCTTCAAGATGGCACACTTGAACAATACACTAGAGTCGTAGGATCCTCCGTTGTGAGTGGCAAACTATGATCGAACTTCCCTCCGATTTTATTCATCAACCACCCAAAGGATACCGCTATGAGTCGATACAATTTAAAACTAATGTGGATGCTATCTGGACTATATCTGATCGTAGGTTTCTCTACAATGATGGTGATGAATCTCGTTGTATCTGGGGATTCGTCAAACATAAAAGAACAAAGAGAAGCAGTACGCACACTTACCATGCCCCCGTCAATTGTAATAAAGTAGGTGTTGAAGTTAACATAAATGAAACTTCTCCATATACTGCAATGCAACTTAATTTAACTCCATTAGAGCAGTTCTTCGTGTGATGGTTAAATGTTAATTAGTGTTTTTTTGATATCGTGAGCGGTGCGAATGACGTAACACCCGTGCCTGATAGAATTATGGAAAAAACAGGTTTTCGGTCTAGTGGTGGCAAGGGTTCTCAAGATAGGAAAACGAGGGCATGGCAGAGTACCACCAACCAAACCAAACCAGTTGCCAAGGTGTCCACTAAACTCGCACAGACCTGAAAATCGTGTATTATTAAAGAGTCAAAGGAATTCAACCGAATGCGATCAACCACCAAAGCACAAGCACTGGAGCAGTTCCGTTACAACTGGAAAGTTTCAACTATGGGCACACAGTGGGCAACAGATAGTATTGCAAAAGCAGAAGCATGGAGTTGCTTCACTGATGAACTTTGTAAGGAAGGTTACATCACCATGAAAAAGTATGAGTCATGGTCTAACCCTTTCTGATTCAAACTTCACAAACTTTTTATTATCATCATGACAACAATCACTCAATCCAAAACAGAATATCTCACCGAATGTTTTCTTGAGGTTGTCAGCAATCGATGGAAAGTTAATGCAATTGAATCGGGACATAGTTCATACTCTAAGTTAGAATATAGTGTAGGCAAAAAATATATCAAGGTGAATCAATTCAGGGTTCATGCTGATAACAGTTTTTCAAATAATGGTGTGTTCATGTTCATCGACAAAGAGACTGGTGCATGTTACAAACCAGCATCACATAAAGCACCTGCGAAAGGCATTCGGTTCTATATTGATTTCTTGACTGATCACCCTGAGATCGTAGATCCTTACGGTTCATTTTTATACGTTCGCTGACGTGTGCCTGTGGGCGAACCGTCCACTTTTGGTGGATTTCGCCCCCTTTGCCTGTATTATTAAAGAGTCAAAAGAAACGAACCCAAATGCGCTACACAACTCCATCAGGCCGTGAGTATTTCTTCCCTGAGTCAATCTCTCGCGATGAAGCACTCGAACGCATGGCACAATATGCAAAGAAATATGAAAATGATGAGCGCTCTGGACAACAACTATTCGACGACATGTTCGGAGGTTGATTAACATTATGCCAACTGATTTCCCAATCTACAAGAAACAACTTCCACAAGTTTGGTTGGAAGATGATAAGTTTATCATCGAATCATCTTCATTTCGATATGTGATTGCAGATGACTTGAAACTCTTGTTTAAGTTATGCAGACGATTTAAGTCCGATGCAATTGCTCAAACCTACGCCACTAATTGAATCATGAATTACACTCTCAAGCAACTTCAAGACAGAGTATCACGAATGATTGAAGAACAGGGAGAAGATGCAGAATGTGGCGCATGGATTTATACCAAGAATGATTGTCATTTAAAGGATGAAAATGGTGAGTTTGATTATGATGCTCAGGTAGAAGATCCTGCGTTGATTGCACGTATCTTTGACGATGTAGGAAACAACGATTACATCTATCAGGTGATTCAAGAGAGTGTGGATGAGATCACAGAAGAGCAATGGATGCAGTATCAACAAGAATTAGTGGAGGTAAAATGACTATAATTCGTGATGATTTACAAGAGCAGTTTATTCAGTGGGACTTGAGTCAAATGACGCTAGATGATTTGCAAAAGTATTTTGTGGACATGCAAAATGCCGAATTGGATAGTTTGTCTGATGATGAATTGATTGACGAGGTAAAGCAATATAACCCTAGTTTGCTGTAAAAGTAAAGAGAAATAAACCAGTTGGGGAACCGTCCACTTTTTGTAGATTTCCTCGCCTCCGCCTGTATTATTAAAGAGTCAAAAGAAAGTCACTCCATGGCAGTTCAAATCGCTAATCACTCTCACTACAAAATCGAGATTGACTTCCCTGAGTCGCCACAGCATCCCGTCGTATACTTTCGCAAGTGTCGCAAGTGTACGACTCACAAGGGCATGGAGAGGCAGCATGATCGTATTGTTAACGAGTCTTGCGATCAGTGGCGTGATTATGGTTTCCGCCGTCTCACCGTGTCCCGTGTGCCTGCCAATGAAGTGGCCACCTGGTGACCCATAGGGCGCCAGATGCCCTATAATTAATTCATACCAAACAATTCAACTCAAATGCAACTCACAGCACAACACGGAAACATGGTTGTTGACTTCTACCCCGTCAAGTATGCTGATGGAAGTATTAGTGAGCGTCTAATGTATAAGACAGTTACGTTTGCTAATGACATGCAATCAAAGTCCTACATTAACAAAGAATCGTTTGAAAAAGAGGTTGATAATCGTGTTTATGGGTACAACTATGAAGTGACTGATCTTCACACAGAACCACAACTTTTCAACTCGGCCCTTATTCAAACTCGCTGGTGATATGAAAGTAACTCAATACTTACTAAGTGGAATCTTTATCTTTGTCGGTATCACTTGTTATCTGCTATTCCTAGCGCAACGTGATACCCAGATGATGAACTACTATGACTCAACAACTATTCAAGGATCAAAATGATGCACAGTTCCTACACTGATCGCTACTCTTCTGATGAACATTTTGATGGAGATTGGGATGACATAGTGTCACCAGATGAGTATAATGATTATATCGATCGAGTGCAGTATGCCAAGAGTAATGGTTACAAACGTCCAGCACTTTATGTGCCACGTCAACAACGTCGAATGAGTATTCTATCGGAGTATTGATGCAAACTACTGAAATCGACAGAATCATTGATAACCTCAAGGATGCTATTCGTGTCTGTCATGAGATAGATAGTTCGGATATTAATCCTGATCGGAGTTATCCTTTCGCTGCAGGATATGCTCGTTCATCAATGCAATCAGCGGTTCAATCTCTTCAACAACTAAAACAATCATGACTGATCTAAATGTGACTGACAACATTACCTACAATGACACATTTCCATATCGCCAACATCTTCGCGGTTTGTTGTGTGACATAGTAGGAGAATATCTTGCTAGTGAAGAAGTTTCTGCGGATGATATGATTAATGATTTTCGAGCAGAGATCAAATCATGGATGGACTATCATCAACAAAATGAAATGAAAGCATCAGAAATGTATTGCAAATCTGTTGGACTTGCGAATAGCAAACTATGATATGTGTGTGTCATGAATGATACTTAGTCTTTTTTCCATATCGGGAGCGGTGCGAATGACGTAACACCCACTCCCGACAGAATTATGGAAAAAACAGGTTTTTGGTCTAGTGGTGGCCATGATTCTCAAGACACAAAAGCGGGGATGGCCCAGCATACCATCAACCAACCCAAACCAGTTGGGCAACTGCACACTATCGCTTGATTTTCAGCTCAAAAGCTGCCATACTATCAGTATGAACAAAACACAAGCAATCGATATCCTCTCCGCTCACTACGGAGCAACCTACCAGGGTTCCAACGTCATCCAGATCACAGGCGATCTGATCACTGACATTATGAACGAAGGCGATGAGGGCAAGACCTTCCACAAGTGGAACACCGCTCCCCTTCCTACCACGGTAGAGGATGGCTCCCTGATCGGGTTGGCCGAAATCTACCTTAAGAAGGCGATGTGACAACCCTAGAACCGTCCACTTTTGGTGGATTTCTCCGCCACTTCCTGTATATTAAAGGAGTGGAGGGGAAACGACCTCACCGCACTCTTAACCCTCTTCACTTCTCTCATCATGCGTAAGATCGAAACTCAAATGTGTGCCGCTGTTCAATCTAACTCTGATTGGCAGTCTGCTAACACTTCAGTTCATTTTGACCCCGAAACTGGTGTCTCTGTTGTACGTCTCCACGGTAACAAGATTGCCGAGGTTTCTGACAACGACATGACAATCTTTGATGGTGGTTGGCAGACAACGACAACTAAATCACGTTTGAATGCACTTTGTGATGAGTTTTGCATCGCTGGTGAGGGAGTATTTCAAAAGAATTACAAGTGGTTTGTAAGAAAGTTTGCGGGTGCTATTAACGGTAACAGTGTATTCACAACCGAAGATTTCGACAACGGTTACATCTTCTCATGATTACGACTGGAAACGCTTCAGATTGGGACGACTTTTGGAACGGTCCCGATATCAACGACATTCCCACATTTCGCAAAACTAACATGACTGATCTAACATCCGAAGCGATTGAAGTGATGGAAACTATCGAAGATTCCGTCGAATTTATATGTTCTGAGAATCAACTATCAGGACAGAAAGTGTGGACAATGATTGCTGCACTTGCTGATGCTAAACTTGCACAATTCCCAACAGACTAATTCACCTTTATTCTTCTAATTCAATGAAACTTAACGAATCACAACTTGACACATTGCGTTCTGATTATTGTACTATGATCATTGATGATATGGACATGGATTCGCTTCTCGGTTGCATGTTTGATATGATGATGAAAGAATATTCTACATGTGGACAAGATGAACTTATCGGTGAGATTCTGAATCTTTATGATCAGGAAGTTCTCGATAGTTTGTTACCTAAACAAGAGGTGATTAGTGAGTTAGAAGTTAACACGCCACAGATGGGAATGGGGGTCGGTAAATGACAACTATAGTCTCTGCTTCTGATGTTAAAACGAGAGAGAAACATTATGTTGTTCGTTTCTCAAATGGCACTTATGTTTGGTCGAATTCAGTGATAGGTGTTTTGCCATTCTTTCAGAAGTCGTATTCACATTTCCCTGGTGAAGATCCTCCGTCGCATTATTACTATCCATGAGTATTAAGGTCTATGATGATTTTCTAGATTCGGAAGATTTTTCTAAACTGAATACACTTGTCGAATCTGGTGATTTTCCTTGGTTCTTTAATCAGCGCATTACTCGTCCTGATGAAGAGAAAACAACGGGTCAATTCACTCATACTTTGTATCGTGCGAATGAAGGTAACGCCGAATGGACTGACATATTCTTTGGCGTCATAATGCCTCAGATTGAAAATGTTCATGCTGGTTCTGATGTGCTTATCGTAAGTTCAAAAGTGAATTTGAACTGGAGACAAGATGATAATCGCCCTATTGGCACATTTCATAGGGATCGTGATATCCCTGGTGATATTCACAAAACTGCAATCTTTTACCTGAATACAAATGATGGGTTTACTAAGTTTGAAACGGGGAAGATTGTGAAGAGTGAAGCGAATCGTATTGTTATCTTTGATGGTAGTATTAGTCATCATGGATATACATGCACTGATGCTCAAACTCGTATTATCTTAAATCTTAATTATCTTGTATTGCCGTGAAAAAAGAAACATCGTCAACTCGACAAGTGTTTAACTATTATGGACAATTATCAATCAAATCACAAGATCGTTTATATCAAGAAATCGTAAAGTATTATAGGGACGAAGAGATGCAAAAGATTGACAATTGATATCTTCTCATATAAAATAGTATGGTCTACTTCTCACTCTACAATGCTTCTCACTAACACTCAACTCACACGCTATCGCGTTACTATCGATTTCACCGTAGATGATACTAACTGTGTTCATCCTAGAGATTGGAACTGGAAAGAACTTATACAGTTAAAAGGTGATGAAAAGGTAAGAGAATTATATGTAGAAAACCTCGGTACATATAACACTAAGAAAGGTAAGCGAAAGGAGAAGAAGAATGGATGAGGAAGAGTATGCAATGCTGATCGAATCAGAAGAGGAAAGGTATAGAGAAGATAATAAAGATGAGTATGATTATGAGTACGCAATCGAGGTAGAATACGACAGCGATTAGTGCTCGAATACACCGTAAAGTGCCTTCGGATATGCTTCAGAGTATCTCCGAAGGTTCTTTTTATGCTATTAATTAAATGGCTAATTAAATGTAGTTGCGTGTTGTATCTCTCGTAGATGTATGCGGTTTTAAATGGTCCTTAGAGTAGTGATCTTGGACCGCAGGCTATCATGAATCCCAGAAAATGTCAAGACCTCCGAGGCACACTTATGGACCCCTTATAAGGGATTCTGATGGTAGCAAATTACTTGACAATCCTTGGGGCATTCGTTATACTAACTCTGTAAGGGTTCAAAGGGCAGTGCTTAGCTTATAGCTACCATACTTTCAGTCCCTATGAGTCATTCTGTGTACACTACGTGAACTGTCCACTATTCTCCCATGAGCAGTCTAGATCGTGTATATTAAGAGAGTCAAAGAGATTTGCTTCACAAATGACTCAGACTACACTCAACGTTGCTACTGCATCCCGTGGAGATCTTTTGATTGCTGATGCTCGTGG